ATGCGCAAAGGTTTACAGCGGAGGTACGCGCGCAAGGAAACCTCCGAATTTCCGTTGACGATGACGGAAATGTTCGAACAATATATGCTCGTCAAGAAAGGTGAGGGGCTTGCGAAACGGACAATCGAGGAACATTACACGAATTTTACGTACTTGAAGGATTATCTTAACGCGGAGTTATCGGCGGACGAAATGACGACCGAAGTGTTCATGGGATGGATAACGTATATGATCGAGGAAAAAGACTACGCGGCGGGCACGGTTAATATTCGCGTAAGGACGGTGCGGTCGTTCCTGCGCTATGCCTACGAAGAAAAAGGCTGGCTAAACGAGCCGATTCACCGCCGATTCAAGCCGATAAAAGATTCGTATGATAAAGTCGATGCGCTGACGACCGATGAATTTCGCCGACTCGTCGGGGCTTGCGACGATAGTAGTTACACAGGATTTCGCCTAAAAGTCGCAACATACGTTTTGCTCGATACGTTAGTGCGCGTGTTCGAACTCGTCAATATTCGGCGGCGCAACGTTGATTTTAAGACAATGCGAATTTGGCTAGAGCCGGAAGATACAAAGCCGCGAGTTGGGCGCTACGTGCCGATAAGCGCTCGGACGGCGAAACTCCTATCGGAATATATGCGCGAAACGGATGACTTTGGCGTCGATTACGTTTTTCTAACGTATGAGGGCGAGCCAATGAGCGAGTCGACACTGCGCGACAACTTACGAGTGGCGGGGCAGATAGCGAAAATAAAGGACAAGCGGGTCAGTCCGCACACGCTTCGGCACACGGGCGCGTTATTCTACATATTAAACGGAGGCGATCCGTTTAGCTTACAGAAGATACTCGGGCACACGCATATGAATATGGTACGCCGATACGTGCAAATGACGAACATGGACGTACAGAATCAGCATAGCGTACATTCGCCGTTAAATTACGTGTTTAAGAATTAAATAGCGGAAACTAATCGTCAGCCTTTCGGGGTTGGCGATTTTTTTTTGCATTATTTTCGCGAATGTGAACCAATTTACGGATGGGCGAGCGAATATCTTAGGTGAAGGCGTAAAAGTTTTCAAAAAAGTGTGCGGATTTTAATTGGACTTCGTATAGTAAAGTATAAGGCGCAATTAACCGTGCTCGTAAATCTACACCAACGCATATATAACTTACGCAAATTAAATAAAGGAGGTCATGCGCAACTATGACGCAATCAAATGCATATATTCGCACGGGCAACACACGCACCGGCTTTTCGCTAATGTTCCACGAGTTATTCGACTTGTACCATCCGTACATTGGCGACAAGGCAACGCTGTACTATCTGTACTTGTTGCGCTACCGTAACAACGACGTCGCAAGTTTCGACCAAGGCAGGGCGTGGAACGGGCGCAGCAAGGTAACGGAAAAGTTTCAGCTTTCGTTTTCGACGTTGCCAATCCTCGACGAAATCCTCGAAGCGAGCGGACTCGTAACGATTGAGCGCAAGCCGAGCGGTCGAGGTAAAGATAAGATTTACTATATCGTGCATGACCCGTTAGAGCGAGCGCAGTTTCGCGAAAAGGAGACGCAAGTTGCCGAAAAGTTGCGCGAGGTAATCGCAAGGCAAGGCGGTTCCATCGGTAAGTTACTCGGTAAGGAGAAAGGCGTTAATCTATCGGCGTGAAGATTAGCTCTACATTGGCGGAGATTTAACTCTACGCTAGCGTTAATGAAAAAGAATATCTTTAAAAAGAATTCTTTTAAAAAGAATAAATACATTGCGCCAATTTCATTTCATTACATTGTCGCTACGATTCTATTAATATATTTTCGCAATAAATAACAAGCGTAGCGATATGAGCGAATGCGAATAGCGCAACTGTTTTGAAATTAAAACATTTTTAGAAGTGAGGGGATTTTGTGAACTGGGAACAAAGGGTAAAAAGGTATTTAAAGTGGTTTGGTTATGAATTTCTTGAAGTTGATGGCGGGTATGTGTTTTGGAAAGACCAAAAAGGCAAAGTTTGGATTAGTTCAGAAGGAAGCATTAATTACAAAATGACGGAATGGGAACGGTATTTAACGCAAATTTAGATGACGTATTTAATTGCGGTGGAGGTAACGATTATCGAATGAATCTTCTAGCGAAGCATTTTGCGGGTGACGAAAAAGGGTTAATGTCCGCACTCGTCAACGGTTACGAAATCGAAAAGACGCCTGAAGACGCAGTTAAGGAATATTTCAAAAAGTGCGAAGAATTGCGCCTGAAATCGACGGGAACGGAATATCAGATATACCTCGCGAAGTCTACAACAATAAAAACAACGCTAACATTTCTCGGAATCAAAATCGAAGGAGTGAACGCATAATGTCGTTAAATATCGAAGTCAATTCCGAATTTAAACTAACGTCTGACTCGTATCAAGTAATCGTCAACCGCAAGCACATCGTAGACCCAACGAAAGCGCCCGGGTGGGCGAAGCGCCAAGCGGAAGGAGCCGACCCAACACCGCGCGAAGAATGGCGCGAGGTTGCGTATTGTCGGGACGTAGAGCAGGCGCTTAATTGGATTGTTCGTCAGGTACAGTTAACGAGTAGCGCGGAAACAATTTCGGAGTTACTTGACGAATTGCAAGCGATTAGACGCGAAATTAAAGCCGTGCTGACGAGTTAGACGCAAGGTATACCGTTTATACCTACCGAGCAAACAACGGCTAAAACGCCGTAAATTATAAGCGAAAACGAGGTAGCCTACTCGGGGTAATTTCGCAATGTATAAAGTAAAAGGAGGTAATCGATGTGAATAAACGGAAACCACTCGCAAAGGACTGGCGCAACCGAGCCGTAGCCGACTGGACGGTTGCCACGTTTCAAGCGTATTTAAAGGACGAGCACGAGCGACGCTACGGCATCGCCTACACAACGCGCAATTACGGCATTGAAGGGCGCTGGCTCAAGTCGATGATTGCGGAGCATGGGGCGGAGGTCGTGCGGAAATTTATCGACGGTTGCTTCGAGGAGTATCGCCCGACGGCGCAATACCCCGGACTCAGCTTTTCGTTCATGTTCAGTTATCAACGGGCGCGAGTGCTACCGAGAGTGTTGGCGGAGGTAGCAAGGGCGAAGCAGTCGAAGGAGAGACGCCAACAGGCGCAAATTGACGTCGAGGAATTGGCGGATTGGATGTAACGAAATAGAAGGAGGGAAAGTAATGAGCGAATTAATGAGGGGCGGTGATGTGGCGCAAGTAATCGAAGTCGCAACGTCGCAATTAACAGAACACAGTATGCAGTCGGAATTATCACCGAACATGAGCGAGAAGGCTTGGCGAGTATTTAAAGCGGGAATCGTAGCAAACGGAATACTTCAACCGATTGTTGTAACGAGAGGGTTTCGTGTCATTGACGGAAAGCACCGACTAAGAGCGGCGAGAGAGTTAGGCATCGAAAGTGTACGAGTTGTCTTTGAGGATATTTCCGAGGACGACATAGCAAAGTACATTACGGAAACCAAGTTAAGTCGAGATGACTTGAAAAGCGGGCAAAAAGCGTCAATTATTATTCGCTTGTATTATGAAGAAGAACGTAAAAAAGCGAAAAAGCGTCAATTGTCTACTCTAGTGCAGAATACCGATACTGAAATATTTCAGGAACGGGAAGTCAATGGAGAAACTGCTAAAATTCTTGCAGATAAAGTAGGCATTACAGCAAGGTATATGTATCAGTTGTTAGCTGTGTATAAATCGCGCGATGACCTATTTCAGCTTGTATTTGAGGGAAAGTATTCGATAAACAAAGCACACACAGAAATGAAGAGAGACGAACCGACAGTCGTCGAAGAGTCAAACGAAGAAAAAACGAATATAGCCGAAAAAATTAACAGAATCGCAGTAGAATCGGAGGAATCAGCGAGCGAAGTTACTGTGTCTGAGAGCGACGAGGAATCCTTATCACCTATAAGTATTCTCCGAAATAAAATCGCAACAAGACTTCCTCAATTTACTCGAGAGTTTGTACATGACTTCGATCTACTAAATGAAGCTGATGAAGAAACGGTACAAGCGTATAACAAACAGCTACACTCGATTGCGGAAGGAGCGTTACTCCTACTTGAAACTTTCGAAGTTGACGCAAAAAAACGCTTATTCTTCGAGTTTGTAACAAAGACGTTTTTATTGTCTAAAGATGAAAATAAATTGAATAAATTTTTAGAAACGATGGGAGGAATTTTAAATGAAGAAGAATAGAACTGATGAAACAGTTGGAAGTGCGGTATTTGCAAGACTCGAAAGGAATACAAGAAGGAACGTAGGTTTTCGATTATTTGCAGAAGAAAAAGCGTCGGATTTACTTTATCAATCACCGTTAGTAGTTGATGTTCTAAGAACGCATGGCGTACTAAAGAGAGGAGAGCATCACGCAAAGTTCATAGGAGTGTATAAAGCAAATTTAGCTTGCCAACGATACGGCGTGATTGAAGGGAATTCAGAAATTCTCACAACTAAGTACGCTGGAGACAGAGCAAAAGCAATAGTAGAGCATTTGCAAAAAACAAACAGCCCTTTACTTAAAGACTTGAAAGAGAAAGGGATATCTATCCACAAATTTTATTACGCTTTAAGAGACTTGATACTAAAAGAAACACTTCAAACTGACTACATTGCAGGAATCACACTAAAACCGGAAACGGAGATTGTAACTGGGATCGCAGTTAATAAGAGACTAATAACCGCAAGTAAGGAGTACGAAAGTTGGTTGAAATTAGCAGATATTAACCCACACGATGACAGCGAATTAAAGGACGTTGTTAGAGAATCAGATTTTCGTAGTGTTATAGTTGACCATTTTAGAGATGAACCTTTTTACGCTAGACGAGAGAGTGCTATCGAATCTAAGAAACAGTCATTAACAGATAATCTTACTTTCGTAAATGTTGAGACAGATACAGCACCATTATTCGCTAAAGTAAAGGGAAAAACAAAGGATGTTATTACTGAAAAAGCGTTTATTCACTTTGTTGATACCTTAGGAATCGACCGCAATAAATTAATCCGAATGCTTGCGGCACAATAAAGCAGTCTAACGCAATAGGCAAGCGCTAGACAACGCAATCAAACGCCTCGACTTTCGGCAAAAGGTCGGGCAACTAAAAACGGGGAGGAATTCGGAATGAAAAACGAAATCGAAGCACGTTACGAAAAGGCGGTCGAACAAGCGCGCGAAGCAATCGAAGAATTGCGACTTGCGGCATTGGCGAAAGGTTACGAGGATGCTAAACGAGATTTACAAGCGGTTGCGCCGGTCGGAAAGTTTACGCCAATCACCGCGCAAGAGCATCGCGACGAAATCGTCGAAATGGCAAAGCGCGATGTGGCGGAGTTGAGTACGACATGGCGCCCGGGATGTCATTCGCTAAATTATGGCCCGAGCGCGTTTGACCCGGCGAGCGAAAAAGTGAATTTCGATGTGAATGCGGAAAAAAGAACAGTAGTTTGTTACATCACGTATCACTCACCATTCTACGAAAAAACACGTACAAGTTTCCGCGGAATCGCCAAGTGCGCGCTGACCGACTGCTTCAACGTCCACATCGGCAAGGCAATCGCTCTAAGAAGGGCGCTAGGACTCGAAGTGCCGTCGGAATATTTGAACGCGCCACAGCCGACGGAGGTTCGCGTGGGTGACGTTGTCCGCGGTAAGACCTCGCTAGAAATTGCGAAGGCAGACCGAGTTGATGGCCGAGGGTGGGCGTACGGCAAATACGAGACAGGACGGTCATTGTACGCGCCGAAAGAGGGTTTAGATATCATCGACGACTCGCGCGAATAAATAACGGAAAGGATTGAACGCCATTGACGAACACACACGCTAACACTTGCATTCTATCTTCGCAATGCAAACTCGCAAACTCCGCGTCATGCAACCGAACATGTGCGCACTTCATCGGAATGCACGGAATGACCGGCAAAAGCGGTCGGGCAGGACTCGCAAATGTGCCGGCTGACTATCGCTTAACCACAACGGCAAACTCGCCCGCGCGGAAGGAGCAAGCGCAGGCTTATCGGTTAATTGACGCATATGTAAAAACTTTCGAGCGACAGTTCGATGATAAAGCGGAACAAGGCGGAAAAGATACACACAACCGCATTAAATCGCTGTACCTCTTTTCGGAGTCGCCAGGCACCGGCAAGACCACAACGGCTAGCGCGGTGCTGAACGAATGGATAGTCACGCATTACGTCGGCTCGGTTAAGCGCGGGCGGCAACCGTTACAGCTGCCGGCTTACTTCCTCGACGTTAACGAATGGCAAACGTTGTTCCTCGGCTTTAATCGCGGCAACATTCCGCAAGACATCGCCGAGCAATACAGCCGTCCGTATTATACCTCGATGGAAAAGGCGAAGCACGCACCGTTTGCCGTCATCGACGATATTGGCGTGCGCGGGGCAACCGATGCGTTTAGAGGCGACTTGCATACGATTATTAACTATCGCACGGCTAACGGACTGCCGACCGTTTACACTTCGAATCTACCAATCGAGGATATGGCGCAAGTGTTTGACGCTAGGCTGTACGATAGGATGCGCGATATGTGTGTGCCGATTGAATTCGAAGGCGGAAGCAAAAGGGGGATGCGGAAATGAACTGGCTAAAAAGGTTATTCAAGCGCCACAAATTCGATGACTTTGCGCTCGAGCCTGCGTATCAGCCTGGCGACGTAGTGGTACTTTTCAATCCGTATGTGCTCGACGGTATGGTATCGGATGATATTCGCCCGCCTCGCGTGGAAATTGTAAAGCAGAGTGCATTCGTGAGTAACGTTGGAGTGTACGTCTATCAATTCGATGGTGATGACGCATGGTATAACGAGTCGTGGTTATTTCCGGCGGTGTACGGCACCGAAACGCTATGGGTCGATTTTCCGAAAGTGCAGAGCAAACGGTAACAAATTGACGCCTTATTAGACGAGTACAACGATTATAAACGGTTGGCGGACGAGTTTGGTGATGGAGAATATGCGGACAGGCTAGAAGCGCTCGAGAAGGAACTTGCGGAAATTGTCGAAAAATAAATTTTAATGAACAATCGACAAAAACTGTACGACATCAGAAACATTAAGCGACATAAAGGAGTGGATAGAAAATGCTATATAAAAAAGTTGGGACGATTGACAGTATATCCGAAATTCCATTTGATGAAAGTTTAATAGTAACTGGGAGAATAGGTAACGGTTGGACATGGAGAATGCCTGGGGTTTTCAAAAAACAAGGGAATAAGATAGTTTTTAGAAACATGTATGAAATGTCTACTGAAATAGACGAAAACACAAAGATTGGTTTGAATATCTTAGAATCTACTATGTCGTAGTTTGGTAGCGATATTGATATTTCAATCTCAGAGGACAAGATGGAAGAATTGTTTCACTTGTCTTAATGAACATTCCGAAGATTAAACGACATTAATTACCGAACAGTCCGAATCAATTAGGAGGTTTTATAGATGAACTATGGTGATTTTAAAGATTTAAACAAACATTTACTTTATAAACGCATTGTTGAATGGGATGAAAATAAACTGGTGTTAGATGATGGTACAATCGTTACTCTTGAAGAAAGTGAACAAGATTGCTGTGCAAGTGCAAGTGGTAAGTTTAGCAATGTTAAATTAGATGCGGTAATTACAAACGTAGAAGTTGGAGAACAAGTTAATATTCCAGATGAATATACAACTATAAATGAGGTTACAGTAACACTATTTCATAATCAGAATCCTATTGCTTTAGCTGAAATGACGGCAGATGCAGGTAATGGGGGTTATTACTATTCAGTTGGCTCATTTGTTGTAAATGGAATACACTTTCCAATTGTAGAAGCTTAACGAGTAGTCCGATAAAGATGCGCAACAAGCGAAAATTATCGGTATTGCACCGTTTAAAACTAGCGAGTATAGTAACGATTAAGCAAAGGAGGTCGAACGAATGCACCACGCAAATCTATTATTCTCGAAAGTTATCGATAACAACGACGTTCAGGCGCTAACCCGTTTCGGCATTGACGAGAAATCTTTAACAACCGAAGGCGATAGGCAGGTCTTTCGGTTTATCGCGGACTATGCCGAACGCAATCGTGGCCAAGCGCCTAGTTATGCGACCGTCACCGCGGAATGCCCCGACTTCGTATACACTCCACAAGTAAGCGACAGCTATGAATACTTAACGAAGGAAATAAAGAAGCATTCCGCGCAGCTCGCATTTAAGGACTTGGTCGAACGACAACTCGCGCAAAAATTCGATGAGGTCGGACAAAAGGACGTATTTTCGTTCTTCGATTGGTTGCAAACGGAAATAGAATCGATTAAAATAAGAACAAGCGTTCGTAACGAAATAGGAACGGAATTGGCGACGGTCGGCGAGAAGTTCATGAGCGAATACGAACGGCGTAAAGCCGGCGAGTCGTTCCGCCTGTGGCAATCGAAGTTTGACTTCATTAATAAAACCGTCGGGGGCTACGTATCCTCGAACGTCTACACGGTTTACGGTAAGTCGGGGCGGGGTAAGTCCGTCGTCACACTCGAGGAAGCCATCGAAGCCGCAACGCAAGGCGCAAACGTACTTATATGGGCGATGGAAATGGGATGGTTCGAGGTGTGGGTGCGCATATTCGTCAGCCTTAGCGGTCGACAAGGCGTGACCACGGCGAACACTCACGGTATGGACTTAACGGCTGGCTTCGACTCGAGCGAGGTACGCTACGGCAAGCTTTCCGAAGAGTTCGAAACTGCCTTCCGATTCTTTGTCGACACCATAAACGAGCAAATCTCCGGTAATATCACGGTGCGAGCGGTCGATGACGAGGACTTTAACAGCCGAACACTTCGACAGCTTGAGGCGGACATTATGCAAACGAAGGCGGACGTAGTTGTGCTTGACCCGTTCTATTACCTCGACTACGAGCGTAACACGTCGAAAACAGCGGGCGGCGATGCGGCTGAAACGTCGAAAAAACTTCGCCACCTTGCCGGGCGCACCCATACCGTCATATTCGCGATAACACAAGCGGATGAAGGCAAGCAGACTGAGGACGATGACGGCAATCGCGAGTTAAAGATACCGGCTCGTGAGGACGTTAAGAAAACGAAGCAACTGCTTGAAGATGCGTATTTACTCATCGGAATCGACACCGACTACAAACAAGGACGCGGACTAATCGGCTTAAATAAGGGTCGTGACGGCGGCGAGGGCGAAGTTGGCGAAATCTTGTATATTCCGCAAGTTGGCGTAGTACGTGCGTTGGATATGGGCGAGGCGGCCGCAAGTCACTTCTGAATCTATCTTAAATGCGGGACAAAATCGTTTATAATAAAGGAGCATACGGAATGATATAGCAGCAGGGGGCGATATTGATGGCGGGGGAAACAATTAAGAGATTGAGAGTAGAAGCGGGTTTAACGCAGAAACAACTAGCGGAATTGACCGGACATACACAGCAGAGTATTAGCCAATACGAGAAAGGCACGCGCAATATCGATTACAATACGTTAAAACGGATATGCGATGTTCTAAATGCGGAAATAAAAATCGAGCGAAGAACGGGGGCGTAAGGTTATGGCGAATATAAAAATACAAGGACAAACGGTTGACGTTGACGTTGAACAAGAGCTTCGCGAATTCAACTGGACACGCCCGCGGTGGACAAGCGATAAGCTAATCGCCGCGAGCCCATTTCGCTACGACAACACACCGAGTTTTTTCGTTAATCTCGATGGCGATTACGCAGGAACATGGGGCGATAGCGGTTACTACGACGATGAGTGGGCGAAAGGCGGACTCGTCAAGCTACTCGCGTTCCTGCGCAACGAAACGTGGGAGGAAGCTGAGGACTATTTGCTCGACGCCTATGCCCCGCGGTATGATGGCGAGTCTATTACGCTAACTCTACCGAAATTAAAAATAGGGCAACCGAAATTGATAGAGTTGTCGCCGGCCCTCCTTGCGAAGTATTCCGAGGACTACGCGTATTTGCAGTCGCGGGGCATCAGCGAGGAAGTCCAGCGTAACGCCAATATTCGGTATGATGCGAATAGTAGGGCCGTAGTACTTCCGTGGTTTGACGCACAAAATCGACTGCGCAACGTGAAATATCGCACTACCTACGGCAAAACATTTTGGTATCATAAGGGAGCAACGCCAGTGCGCGAGTTGGTGTACGGTATTGAGTTGCTGTCGACTTATTCGCAGGCGGAGGGGCTATCGGTAGTGTTGGAAGAGGCGGAAATCGACGCATTAAGTTGGCGCACGGTTGGGATGCCGGCCATTGCGGTCGGTGGCGCTAATTTCACGGACAAGCAAGCGGAAATCATCAAGCGGTCGCCTATTACAACGCTATTACTCGGCGGTGATAACGATAAGGCCGGACGAAAGTTTGCGGAACAAGTGACGGCTAAGTTGCGAGGACACGTGGAGTTGAGACGAATCGAAAAGCCGGAGCGGTTTAAGGACGCGAACGAGGCGCTTGTTGCTGGTTATGACTTGCGAAATTACCAAAGTCGCCCAATTTCGTCGATAAATGTCGACAAGTTTCGACGCTCTTATGCGAAAATATTGCTATAATATTACGTATAGGTTACGCATTTGCGGAACTTTAGGTTAGACGGGGAAAATGCGCGTTATCCTCGTCTGCGACCGACAATTTTATACTTGTATAATTCGTCCATACCGCAGTTTAATACGTAAGCAAACTTGATTAAGGTAGTGAACGACATTATACGCTCCATATTCTCATATTCTGATACTCGTGATTTACTGATACCGATTATTCGTGCTAGTTCTTCTTGGGTGAGGTCGGCAGCAAGGCGTCGGTCGCGAAGTAAACAATTCGTGATAGTTACTTCGACCGCCAATGCGTGTACCTCCGTTATATTAATTTAATTATCTATTTTGACGCATTTCGTCAATTAGCTGATAAGCATTTACTTCCATTTTTTTAAGATTTTCTTCGATGCGATAAGCTATTTCGTCACGATGGTCATCTAAAAATTCGCTAAACGACTTCTCGACTAATTGAGTAATTAGCGATGTTTTCTCTCTACGCAAATGGAGTCCTCTACGACCATATTCAGTTTCACCTAGAAGGTCGTAGACTTTTGCGTTTAGGGTTATGAAAACGTCTGGGTTAAGTTCAAATACTAGGTCGTTTATATGGTAAAGACGTTCAATTTTCCGCATTCTATCGTATGCAGGATTCTTTTCCTGTTCTAAATAACGGCCGGAAACATCTTTTACCAAGCGTGCGTCCTGTATATGGAAACTTTCAGCACGTTCTAGCAATATTTTAACGGAAACACCTAGTGCGTTCGCTATTTTTTCGATAGCTTCTTCGGAAGGATTTCTTTTACCATTCTCATATAATGAAATTGAACCTTGTGAAAGGCCCGATTTCTCAGCAAGTTGCACTGTCGACCATTCTTTTTGTTCTCTGTAATGAGCTATAGCCTTGCCTATGTATTTTGTAATATCCATTACCAATACCTCCAGATAAATTACTCATTCTATTACTAATTATATAAAAATATTCAAAAACTAGCAATTATTACTTGAAATAATGTAATAGCCTAGTTATAATGAACATACGCAAAGGATAGAAAAAAGGCATCACTTAGATATTATTACATACCAAGATAATAATTACACAAAAATCGCAAAAAGTTTTTAAAAAGTGAACCAATTTCGACCATCCCGAGCGAATATCATATATGAAAGGCGAAAAAGGAGGTAATATTATTGAAAGAATTACAACTTAATAGAATCGCTAAAGCGGTTGGAAATGAGGAAGTAGTTACCGTAGTGGAAATGATGTCAAGAAAGTACGATCATGTTTTTAACGACATCACTTCGTACGAATATGAATGCTACCAAAAAATAGGTAAGGCAATTGAAAATTATGGGACGAGCATTCGAAATTTGAAAGCATACGCTAAACGGATATGCGGAAAAGTAGCGGCAGTCCATTTAAAACGTCGAAAGATACCCGAATCAATATCACTTTATAGTACAGAAGCAAACACCGTTTTCGAAATCGAAGACGTTTTGGCGAACGTCGAAGATACGATACTCGAAACGGAATCCCATGAGACTTTAATTAAAAAAGCCGCACTGTTGGCGCAGCGCGACTCTAAAAAATTAGCTATTCTAAAAGCTTGGTCGGAAGGAGTTACGAATGACCTCGAATTAAGTAGAATGTTGGCGCATTCTATCGGAGGGAACATTGAAACTCATCGAACGACTATCAAGCGTTTTAGAGCAAAGTGTCAAACGAAACTGGCAGGAATCGCTTAACAATTATCTCGGAACAAAAGACACTTAGGCATTGTGTCTTTTAATCAGAATATAAAACGTCCTATCAGCGATAGGTTTGTTTAGTTACGGATTTAAAAGATCTTTTATTTTTTATCCTTATCTGTATTATAACCAAACAACCTATCGTTGTAAACAATTTTGTCAAAAATAATTTACCATATAGCGAACAGTAAACAACGCAAGGAGGTTGTTAACAATGAAAGAAAACACCGACAAACCGCGCCGCGCTTGTATTAGCGACGTTTTAGCGAAAATAAAACACAATGACGAACGCAATAAAAATTATCCTTTTTACCTATACGAAGACCCTGCGGACTATGTGACCATAGGCGCAATTAAGGCGGTGAAGCTAGGTTGAAAGTAGGACGATTAACCCTTTCGGAGCATGCTCGCGAACGAATCCGCCAGCGTGTAGGATTAATTGCCGACTACGCCGCGCTTGCGTGGGTAGCAGACGTAATTAAGAACGCCAAGCAGCAACGGCGCGACGGACGCAAAGTACATTATATCACGGACTTGTTCGAGGTCATAGTCGACGGTGTTACGGTAGTGACCGTCAAGCCAACGGAAAACACTAACGGCTATATTACGAAGTTTAACGAAATGCTGACGAAAGAGTCGCGAAAGTTAATCGCAACTTACCGGCGCGAGCTGCGCAAGGCTGAAATAGCGGTTGCCGAGGCGCAGTTGAATTATTTGAAAGCGCGCAACCCGAAAACGCGCGAGAGTATTGGCGCAAGATTGACGAGTGCCATCGACCATAAGGCGTTAATTACCGACAAAATCAAGGCGGTCGAAATAGCCGCCAAACGATTCGGGGTGACGGTAGAATGACGGAAGCTATTACGATGTATTGTGTATCGTTACTAACGTTTATTATTACGCGGGTATGGAAAGCGAGCGGGGAGTAATTGCCCCGCGTCGGTGAACGCTTCGAATCAAGCGCTAACGTAAGCGGGTACGCTAAAACGCTACTTGCCCAACGTTCAGGACTTGGCGCTTCGAAGCGACCACGGGCGCGGGAACTAAGTCAATGTGTCTTTGCTCAGTAGCCTCCGCTACCATTTGTAGGGGCGAAACGTAAAGGCATCGCGAGCATTGACGACGTGGAAACGACTGAATCTATAAGACGGATGTGGGCCGGAAATTTCCGACTCGCCCCGCATGATTCGGTAAGTGCGCACCGTTTCCGCCTATCCGGCGCTCGAAATTCAATTTAGGAGGAATTGCGAATGACTCAATTTGAAAGCGGATCTGACGCTCTAAATTCGCTCAATGCAACAAACGAAGGAGGGGGCGGTGGTAACAAAGCCGAGTTCGCCAGCTTTAAGTCGGGTACTACGTATAAAGTGCGCGTGCTTGGTAAGGCTGACCTAATTCGCTTTTACAGTTACGGCATCTATAAGAAGGTCAACTCGTTCGTGGCGAAAAACCCGTCCGTCAAGAATGCGAAGGGCTTTCCGACCGACAATTTGACGCCGTGGGACAAAGCGTTTCAGTATTACCAGGACTTGAAGTTTAAGGCACGCGACGAAGGCAATGCGGCGGCCGAAGAAGAATACGGCGACCTAGCGTATCAATTCAAGCCGAAAGAGCGCTACGCCCTCGGATTCATCGACTTGACAACGGGCGAGCCGATTATCGTTGACCTGTCGAAGAAGCAGGCGCAAACCATTCACGCCGTCATCAAGAAATTCGAAAAGAAACTCGGCAAGGTGGCGTTTGAACTAGCGAAACAGGGCAGCGGGCAATCGACGACGGTCAGTCTAACGCCGTTCATCGACATGGACGACGACTTGACCGACAAGGAGCGCGAGAACTTCGCAAAGCTTGACGGCAAGGAGTTCGACATGGCGCTGTTTGACGGCTTGCTTTACGAGGCGGACGAAAAGGAGCAAATTGAATCGCTTGTGGCGGCAGGCTTTGACGTTAGCCTAATCGGTTTGAGTCTCGGCGGGCAGACGCAAGCAGACGCAGCAGACCCGACGACACAATTCTAGGAGGCGGTTACTATAGCACACGAGACAGTAACGAAAGGACGCCACTCCGAACTACTCGCTCAGACAGCGTTGTTGGCTAACGGTTGGTCGGTCGCGGAGCCTATCGCTCCTGAACCGTTCGACCTTGTAGCAAGGGCACCAGGCACGTCGGAGTGGCAACGAATTCAAATCAAAAGCGCACGTGTTCGCGACGACCGCAATGGTGAGATCGTTTGCTACGCCCGTAAGAATAGCGGAAAGCCTTATGACAAGGACGACTGCGACAAATTCATTGCGGTGCTGAACGGAGAAGTATTTATGTTCGACAACCGAGGTATCTCGGAGTACTGGGTCGGTGCTGACTCGATAGATGCGAAGTGGACGCGTTTATCGACGGGCATCGAATCACTAAAATTATGCGAAGGAGCTGGCGCTTAATGGCTAAATTGAATGGAGTAAAAACGTTGGATATGGTAAACGGAGAAATTACGAAGGTTGAGTATAACGGGGCGGTTTACGAGAAGGTGGACGGTAAGGCGCAGGCAGGTGACATTGGTCTACGCATTAGGAGCGATGCTAGCTGGGCGAATATTGGTTCGTTCTATCTAGTCGTAAGAGACGGGGTTTATTCGGACAACGGCGGTTTTGAACCTTATATAGAAGTGTCTCAGTGGCATTTTTTCCGCAAAGTAGCTGACGCTAGTGCCGCCAACCAATCGCCTACACCGTCTACCGACGCGCTAACCGACCGAGTAAGCACGCTCGAGCAACGAGTGGACAAACTCGAAGGCAAAACGGAATCTGACGGATTCAAACTCGTCACCGACCGTGAGCCAAAAGCGGGCGACTTCGCTAAGTTTTCCGAGGGTGACACGGTTAAACTCGTAATTAAAGAAGGAAAACGACCGCACTACGGCTATGGCTTGGTAGACAACGGCGAAATCGGCACAATCCGTGAAATTCGCAAGGACTTAATCAAAGTCGACTTTCCAAGCCAATCGGGATGGAGCGCAAAGCCGAACGAGCTCGAAAAGGTGTCGGCGGAGGAACTTGCGAAACAGGCGGAAACAGCGCGCTGGGCGAGCATTGGTCGCAAGCCTAACGAGTTCAAGAAGGGCGATATTGTTCGTTTAAATCAAGACTCTGGCGCGAATTACAAAGGTGAAATCGTTGAGATTGCTCAGGACGGAGCTGACTCATATTTTGACGAGAACGGAGATAGATACGCCGGTGCCCTGCACTGGTTCGAACTAATCACACCGGTCGAACAACGCTTCGATAAAACGGAGGCGACCGCCTAATGGACGCTTACGACTACTGGAAAACGACTCCGCCCGAGCCTACGCAACGGCAAGTCGGCGCTTGCGGTCATTGCGACTCGGAAATCTACGCAGGCGACACGGTGCTAATCGACCGGGTTGACGGCGGTTACTATTGCGACGAAGCGTGCTTTATGGCGTATATGCGCAAGGCGGGGCACGTCGAAACGGACACGGTAGATTAGACGAGGTGATACGATTTGCAAATACGCTTAAATTTACGGCAAGTTGATGCGAAGCAAAGCGAAGCAACGGCAAGGGTCAAGGCGGCGGCTGAACGTAAGGCAAAGGCGACCGAAACGATAGAGGACGCGTGGCAACGGATTCTATCGATGAAGAATAGTGACGCAGACCGAGCGCGATTACTCGAAGTAAAGGCGGCGATGGCGGAAGGGGTTATAGGCAGACATCCTTCCGACGCTGCCAAACGATTCAGCAAAGCGGAGGCGCTTCGGTTGCACAAAGAACTCGCGGAACGGCAACGCGAGGACACTTTGCGCAGAATGGTCGAGAATACACCGAGCAACTACGAATTAATTACGACACGCGAGCAGTTGGTTCACTTATCGGCGCAATTAATGGCGGAGGACACAGTCGCAGTTGATACGGAAACTACTGGCGTCGACGTTTACACGGACGTGATTGTAGGAATGTCGTTCAGCTTGCCAATCGCCAATAGGCACGTATATATTCCGGTCGACCATTCGGCAGACACTCCGCAATTATCGCTCGAATACGTATTACACACGCTGCGACCGTTTTTGCATCACGAAGCAATAGGAAAGGTACTCCATAACGCAATGTTCGATATTGCGATGTTTCGGCGTCACGGCTCCGACCTAAAAGGCGTCGTTTGGGACACTATGACGGCGATGCACTTGCTCAACGAAAACGAGGAGTCATTCCGGTTGAAAGACTTAGCGCCGAAATACCTCGGCGTTGAGTCGGATACTTTCGATACTTTGTTCGGACGTGACGCACAGTTTCGCGAGGTGCCGTTAGACATTGCACTAGTGTATGCGGCGAAAGATACCGAGTTGACCTGGAAGTTGTACAAGTTTCAATACGAACATATGGCGAAAATGCCTACGATTCTCGAGTATTACCAAACGGTCGAGGTGCCGTTGTTGTACGTCATTGTCGACTTAGAGGCAAACGGATATGTGCTCGACCTGGACTTCGCGAAAGATTACGGCGAACAACTACGGAAACGAGCCGAGGAATTGAGCGCCGAGCTAATCGCAACTTTGACGCCATATCATGACGGCGACGAGCCATTGAACCTAAATTCTACGCAGCAAATGAGACCGGCACTTTCGAAGGCGATTGGGACGGAGCTCACAAGCATGGACGCCAAGAAAACGCTCAAGCCGTTGAAAGGCGAGCATGACGTGATTGCGAAGTTACTAGAATACAAGAAAATTACGAAGCTGAGCGGCACCTATATCGACACGTTGCCGTTAAAGCAAAATCCGACCACTAAGCGATGGCACTCGCGATTTAATCCGATGGGAACGGTGACGGGGCGGTTTAGTTCCGGCAAGGACGAAGAGGACAAGTCGGCGCAAGGCTTTAACGTTCAGAATCAACCGCCCGAAGCCCGTCCGATGTTCGTTGCGCCGCCGGGCAAAGTGCTCGTAGGAGCCGACTTCAAGGCGCAAGAAATCCGATGCGTGGCGTACCTTTCGGGCGAACCGGTTTTAATTAACGCTTTCCTTGAAGAACGCGATCCTTACGCAATGATGGCTTCGAACTTCTACAAGCGACCGTATGAGGACGTATATAAGAACGCCGACGGCTCCGACACGAAGGAACGTAAGCAAATGAAAGTCGTTTGGCTTGCGACGCTTTACGGTATGAGCAAGTATTCGCTCGCGGAAATGCTAGGCGTTGACGTTAAGGCAGCCGTCCAATTCCAGTCTGACTTATTCGAGTCGATGCCGAAGCTAAACGCGTGGATAGAAGGCAACAAGAAATTCGTCGAGCAATACGGCTTCGTATGGACGGACAAGCAAGCGCGCAAACGACGCTTACCTGACGCCAGATTGCGCTTGAAAGGTTGGGGCGACCCGAATTTCAGCAAGAAAAACCGTGCGTTACGCCAAGCGACAAATGCTCGCGTGCAAGGCAGCTCGTCGATACAGACGAAAGTTACGATGTTGCGAGCGCATGAATATTGCGCAAATAAGCCGGGTTGGTCGCTTTGGTCGACGGTACATGACGAGTTGATTTTCGAGGTGCCGGAAGACTTTACGCTAGCCGAGGCGGAAGATATTCGCGATATTATGCTTAACTCATACGCTTGGGGCGACGTGGTAACCAACGGAACGGACATTGAGGTCATGCGCAGATGGGGCGAGGGCGTGCCCGTTGAAGAATGGTTTAAAACGAAGGAGGAGACTGAATGACGAAAGAGTTACTAGGTTCGTTAGAGTTGAATCGAATATATCAACGCGATTGTTTGGGAGTAGGAGGTATGGCGTTAATACCGGACAAGTCAATCGATATGATACTGTGTGATTTGCCGTATGGAACGACAGCTTGCAAATGGGATAGCATTATACCTTTCGAGCCATTGTGGGAGCAGTACGAGAGAATAATTAAGGAAGGTGGAGCTATTGTTCTCACGTCAAGCCAACCATTTACAACTAAACTAATTAATTCAAACATCGACTTATTTAAGTATTGCTGGGTGTGGAATAAGAAAAAAGGTGGAAATATTTTTAATGCCAAGTATCAGCCAATGAAAATACACGAAGATATATGTGTTTTTGGAAAAGGAACGATAAAATATAATCCTCAAATGGTTAAAAGAGATAAGGTTAAAAAGTCTAAGAATTACGGGACAGGAGAGGCTTTTGGTGGAGATAAAACTCCTGAAAGTAAAACATATATATACACTCACACTTATCCAAAATCAATAATTGAGTTTTCAAATGCTGTACAAAAAGGAAAAGTTCATCCTACACAAAAACCAGTTCCACTATTCGAGTATTTAATTAAAACTTATACCGAAGAAAATAATGTGGTCTTGGACAACTGTATGGGCTCCGGCACAACCGCAGTAGCTTGCGTTCGTACAAATCGTAGATTCATAGGTTTCGAGACTCAACCGGAGTACATCGAAATCGCAAATAAACGTTTAGATAACGAGGAGGAATCGTCATGAACAACGACCAACAATCGGCATTATTTCGCGCACTACAAGCGGGCAAGCTCCGCGAACTAGTCGCATTACGTGGCGGAACGGGCGACCTACGCCGTGAATTACGCCAATCACGCAAAGCCAAGCGCAAGCAAGCGAAGGCGAGTCGTCAATTTAATCGTAGGAAAGGGGCGTAATATTATGGCGATAATCATTCGCAAGTTATCACGCCCTGGTTGCCGACCATGCGCAGCAATCTCGCACTACCTGGCGGAAATCGCACCGCAAATCGCCGAGGAAGGCGCAACAGTTACGGAACACGACGTCATGGTCGAACGTGGCTTGCTCGAAAAGTACGAAATAACTGGCGTACCGGTACTCGTATTCGAGCGTAGCGGCGTCGAGGTCGCTAGGCTTACCGGCTTAGTTAGTCCCGAAGAGATTCTCGACACGTTAATTTATGCGAAAGAGGTGAGGTAATGAGCGAAGTTTACGAGATTGCTAATATCGAAAAGCACGACGGTCTAACCGAAGCAGACACCGCAAGAATTGGACGAAAAGTAAAAATCGGGGTGCTTCACGAAGGCTACCGCGCTTTATTACCGCATGCAGACGACGAAGAAAAGGCGCTATTCACTTCGGTCGTTAAGTCGATTGAGGGCGTTGAGGGAGACGGTGAAATTAAATTCACGACGATAAATACAACTTATACACTTCGAAAGGTGGCGGGTGAATGAAGGACATTCTGCTCGGCATTGTAGCGCTAGTAATCGCGGTCATATTCGCGATTGGAGTTTACCTATTATTCGGCGCCATTTATTACTACGGACTGCAAACGCTTGGAGTCGAATTAACGTTCGGACAAGCCGTCGTGCTGGCGGTACTAATCGTAGTCACCGGAATATTGTTTCGAGGTAAAGAACGCAAGCAGACGAAAGGGGACGATGCTTTATCGGAATAAACATAAACGAAATCGCTCAGCAATTTACGGAATTTCTAAACGAGTGGCACAGTTACCCCGAGCCGTATGATACGAAATTAGACGCTTGGTTGCACGAAATCTACGCAAAGGAAATGCGGAAGTTTAAGCGCCTCGATTACAAATCGGCACCGTACTTTTCGCCGAGTTCTGCCGGAAAGGACATGCGCGAGCTGTACGTCAAAGCGTTACGTATGCCAAAGGACGCCGACGATGTTAAACCGTGGCAAAGGCGATATACGGCACGGGGCACAGCTATCGGGGACTGGCTTCAGCGCGAAGTATTACTAGCCGAGCGTCACTTCGAAAAGTTTACCGGAAAGACCGTGCCGTTTAAGATGGCGAGACGCGATGACGGAGCTCCTTTCTTCGAGGACTTCGTTCACGGGCAGCGTTTCTTCGAGCATAACGGACAACGCTTTTCAATACTCGGAACAAACGATGGTGTTCTCGAGTGTGTTGACGAGAATGGCGAAATCAAACGTATCGGGCTCGAAATCAAATCGAAGCAAACGAGCTATAGCGAAACGGGCTTTCAGCGAATGAAAGGTCCGAAGGATGACCACGTAAAGCAAGTGACTTGTTACGGATTGATGTACGACTTGGACGCGTACTTAATCATTTACGTTAATTGCTCGGTGAAAGCGTGGTTTATGACGGACGACGAGTTTGCCAAAGCGCCCGACTTTCGAGTGTTCGGCGTGGAAATCACCGAAGATATGAAAACGGAAATTCTCGATAAGTTTGCGGAAGTGACTCGCTGTGTTGCCGTAGAGACTCCGCCAGCGCTCGATTTAGATCAATTCCGTTTTAACAACTTCAAGCGTAGTTGCGCGCTTTCGTTAAGCGACGAGGAATTCGAAATACTCAAAGCACAGGTTCGACGGGCGCAACGGTCAGGCTTGCCGCAGTGGAAAAAGGAGCAATATTACGAAGCGTTCGAGTTTATTCGTGAGGTACGCGAAAAGGAGGCGGTATAGTGCGGATTCTCGGCATAGATACCTCTTTCGCATCTCCCGGCATGGCGGTTATCGAAGTAAAAAACGGAAAGGCAAAGCTAATCGCAGCTAGTCACGTCAAAACGAACGGTAAATACGCAAAGCATGGCGATGAAGCGCGTAACCGCATGATATACAGTTGGACGCTATTGTTTTGTCGGGAGCATTACCCTTTCGACGTAGTTGTTCGCGAGAAATTTAACTCGCCTAGCGTTGATATTACTCGAAAAGTGTTCGGTGCCTGGCGAGAAATGGATTCAGCACTTGCGACGCTAGGTTACGACGGTACGCCCGAAACAGCGACGCCCGGTCAATGGATGAAGGTGGTCGTCGGAAAAGGTAAGCCGAGCAAGGAAGAAATCGAAACAGCCGTTAAAGGTTTTATCGGGGACGTCGAGTTTGCTACTAGCGGTAAAGGCGGAACATACGACGAAAGTGACGCGGCTGGCTTGGCTCTTTGGTGGGCGATTAAGGAAGGACTGATTAAAACGTGAGCCTATCGCAAACTTACGCCAAACTCCTCGCCGACCTCGAGCGCGAACTCATCGAAATTGACCGCGACCTTGCAACTCTCGACAGTCGGCGCGAGGCGTTGGAGGAGCGGAAAAATGAAGTCGAAGAAGGAATTAACGGAATAAAGGAGCGGATTACTTGGTAAAAATGAGCGCAGAACTAATCAAAGACGTAAAATTATCGGAATCATTCCTCGAACAATATCGCAACAAACAGCCGAAGTGGGGCTTCGGAGGACTTGGCTACATCGTTTACCTCCGCACATACGCCCGTAAGAAAGCCGACGGAACGCTCGAGCGATGGGACGAAACGGTGCAACGTATTACCGAAGGAAACTTCAAAATCGAGGCTCGTAGACTAGCGGAAATCGGAAAGCTAACCGAAATGAAAGTTGCCGACTTAATGACGGAGATGGAACGCTTTTACCACCTCGTATTTAATCTCGTAATGACTCCGCCAGGTCGTGGACTTTGGATGAGCGGAACGGAATACGCCGAAAAGGTGGGCGACGCCGAGAATAACTGTTGGGGCGTTTCGATGCGACCGCAGCCGTACCTTGCCGGAGAGGAACCGAAAGTATCATTTGCGCCAGTATTTACGTTCGACCAAGCGATGAAGGGCGGAGGCGTTGGCGTTAATATACAGCGAAAATATGTTAATCAGATACCGAAGGTAGAGAACGCGCTAGAATTGACGTTTGTTTGTGACGGTGTACATGCTGATTATCATTCGGAATTAAAGGAATTAAAGGTGTGGGAGCGGTTTGATGCTATCGAAGATTTTACCGTTACTGATTCCCGTGAAGGTTGGGCAGAAGCGCTCGGAAAAGTTATCGACGCACACTACGAAGGCTTAACGGAATTAGTCATCGACATAAGCGATATTCGTCCTCGAGGCACCGATATTAAAGGATTCGGCGGAGTCGCTAGCGGACCTGCGCCGTTGGTGACGATGCTTACGAAGGTGAACGAAATACTTAATCGTCGAGTTAACGACTATGTAACACCGACCGAGTGGGGCGATGTTGTTCAGTTAATCGGAACGTGTGTAGTTGCAGGAAACGTGCGTCGGACGGCGCTCATCTTAATCGGCGACCAAAACGATAAAGAATACGTCGAATCGAAAAACTATTCACTTCCGCAAAACCTCGAGGCGTCGCAATGGCGATGGGCATCGAATAATTCGGTCGATATTAGCGTAAATACTGACCGTGAAACACTGCGCAACCTTGCCGTCAATATTTATTACAACGGTGAGCCCGGCTATGTAAACGTTGAGTTAAGCCGAAACTTTGGTCGAATTATCGACGGATTCCAAAAAGACATTGACGGCGAGGTAGAAATCTTTAACCCATGCGGAGAAATTACGCTGCCAAATACATCGCCGTGTAACTTATTCGAAATTAACTTACCGCGTGTTCACGAGTTAATTGAAAAAGGAATCGAGGGCGATCACCTTTACGAAGAAGTAGCGTACCTAGCTGCGCGGTATGCCTACCGCATTACTTTCCGACCTTACGAATGGGAGGCAACGCGCGATGTCGTATATAGGCACCGTAGGCTAGGCGTGGGCATTACCGGTATTACGGATTGGGTGCTCATGAGATTCGGCGAAAAGGCCGTAGTCGGGTTTGACGACGAAGGTAACGCGCAATATAACGAAGAAGTGACCGCCGAACTCGACCGACTATATAACTACGTCAAGGAATCGAACATCGCGCAAGCAGTCGAATTACAAGCGAATCCATCGATAAAAGTTACGACCGTCAAGCCGAGCGGAACAGTGTCGCTACTAATGGGCGTGTCGCCAGGTCAGCACTATCATTGGGCGCCGTACATGGTACGCCGAATAAGAATGGCGGCGAATGCTCCCTTAGTGCCGATTTTGCAAGAGTGCGGATACTACATCGAACCGGCTGTTAGCGGATTTAACGCCGATGGGTCGAAAAAGTACGATTATAACACGTTAGTTGTCGAGTTTCCGGTAAAAGCACCGACGGCTGAGCATCCGAAATTTCAGTCGGCTGGAGACGTGCCACTGCGCGAACAAGCTGCGCTTCAAGCGTTACTAGCAACGTATTGGAGCGACAATGCAGTATCGGCGACGTTGTCCTTTAAGAAGGCGCAGCCAAAGCCAGTTTATTTCGCTGACGGTTCAATACTTCACGATAAATTCGGACAGCCGGAATTGAAAATTGATAAACGCGATGAGGACGCAATAATAGACGAAATAACCGACATTCTCGACCGTTATAAAGGCGTCATCAAATCGACGAGTTTATTGCCTCATGCGACCGATACGTACCCGCAAATGCCGTACGAAGAAATAACCAAGGAAACGTACGAGGAAATGGTATCTAAGTTAACAGCGAAGCCTTGGGAGTTAATTAATGGAACAGTAGAAGCTGAGGATGAAGATACAACAGACTATTCGTCTGAATGTACGGGTAACTCTTGCCCTCTTAAATAAGGAGGTAATCGTATAAAGAAATGCTTACAATGTGGAGAGGTCAAGCCTTTGGCCTCCTTCCACAAACATAATAAGTTATCAGACGGTAGACGCCCGGAATGCAAAGAATGTAGCAAAAAGAGAAACCAAGAAAAAGCAGCCAATGACCCTTATACAAGTACTTTAAATAAAATGGCCGACAATATTTTAAAAAGGACTAAATACGCAATCAATAAACCTAAGAATAAGACGTACCTTGTTCGAGGTATCAAATGTTTATTAGGTGATAGCAGAAACGAAATAAGAGAAATGTTGGACAAACATTATGGCTGTGAAATAAAGAAGCTACTCCATCGAGGACAAAAACCGAGCGTTGATAGAATCGACCCTTACGGTCATTATGAGTTAGGAAATATACAAATTGTTAGTTTAGAAGAGAACTTATCACGGATAGACCATAAGAGTATATCGAAATCAGTCAGGGTTACGTTCCCAGACGGCGAACAAAAGGTTTTTGAAAGCATAAGCGACGCTTCTAAGGAATTAGGCTGCAAACGAGATACGATTTATGCGTCTTTAAAGCGTCCAGGAATAAATAGGCGAGGTTTAATATTCGAGTTAGTAAGTTGAATATAATTTTTTCGGAGGTGTTAACGTGGAAATACTTTCGCAAACGACGAATTGGGGCGTGTATGTTTTTCTATTGATGATTTTCGGCGGGTTGGCGCTAGCATTTAGCGTCGGTCTTATCGCCATCATCATCGATGTTGTAAGCGGTCAAGGTTCGAGTGAGCACTTTTTCGGAGGAATCCTTGCGATAGGTGTCGCTGTGATATCCGTGCTAGTAGCGGTTGATGTTGTGCGCGACGGACCCGACATCACCTACAAGGCGACCATTACGGACTTTAACGAAGTATACACGCAAGGCTACGAAATAATCGAAAAGGACGGCAACCTATATACACTACGCGAAAGCGAGGCGGAATAATTGGCATACTTCGGACTAAGCGCCAAAAACGAAGCACAAAAGCGAGCAATGCAAGCGTTAAGCAACGATAAGCCGTTCACGTTTTTAACGGGACCAGCCGGAACGGGCAAGACGTTAATCGCCCAAGCGGTCGGACTAGACAGCGTTATCGAGCGCCGTGACCACCGCAAGCTAGTCTACACGCGATTACAAACGCAAGTCGGCATGGACGTCGGTGCATTGCCTGGCGACCTCAACGAAAAGACATATCCGTTCGTGGCTCCGTTTATGGATAATCTCGACGTGCTGACCGAAAAGCCGAGCGAAATTAAGCGCTACTTTTCCGAGGGCGATGACGATAAGCGCAAGATATTCTTCGATTCGATTCAAACGGTGCGAGGGCGGTCGCTCAATCATACGTTTTTACTAGCGGACGAAGTTCAAAACCTCGATATTCACACGATGGCTGCGCTCGCTACTCGTCCAGGACTCCGCGCTAAGTTCGTCTTTATGGGAAACTTTGCGCAAATTGATAACGCCAAACTACGAAAGCCGGAGGCGAACGGGTTGTATCGATTGCTTGCCGGATTATACGAAAAAGAAGCGTTCCAGTATTTTGACCACGTAAATTTAACGGAGACGCAACGCCATCCGGTCGTCGAGATAGTTGAGGAAATCTTGCGTAATCACGAAATGGCGCCGGAGTTTGCCGAGTTGGAGGCGCGTGGTAACGTGTAGTCGAACCAAACTGTGAAGTAAAGGTGGAGATTGAAAATGCCACATTTAACACCATTCATGTATACAGCACACTATGAGGGTGCTAAACCTTATCTTGTATATTCAGTTGATTGTGATGAACCTGAAAAAACAAGTGGATATATGCAAGGTTATTGGGCATGTACGCATTGCGGAGAGGGAAATCATTTTAGATTTTATGATGATTCATATCATCCGAGATTCTTAGCGAAGTGTCCATCCTGTAAGCAAGAATTTATTGCGATTGATGATACAGAAGATATTGAGTAACTGCAACATAAGGATGGTGATTTTATGAAACAGCAAATAGAAGAATTACTTGAAAAACTTAAAGAAATTTCAAATGAAAAACACAATCAAGGGATTAACCTACATGATGTTTCGGAAGGATTGTCTGAATGGAATTTTGGATATTCAGAGGGATTAGAACATGCCATTCAAACGATTGAATCGCTAATTAAGTAACGAACAGTCCGAGACAAATACGCAATAAAAAGGAGGACGACCGCCATGCCGTTCTACACGTTTAAATGTACGAAATGCAACACGCAACGCGACGAATTAGTGCCGATGGGCACCGAGTCAACCAAATGCGCAACTTGCGGCGAGCCTACCGTTAAGCAGCCGAGTTTCCGGTTTAATGCGACAGGCTTGCCGAATGGGTTCGCAAGTTCACGAACAAAACCTCGAAAGGATGACGATAAATGAACGTAAAAATTAAACGCCTACACCCCGAAGCAGTTATACCGAAATACGCCCACGATTACGATGCAGGATTCGACCTCGTAGCAACCGAGGACGTCATCGTCGAGCCTGGCGAAACAGTCAAGGTGCCGACGGGCTTGGCGTTCGAAATTCCGCAAGGGTACGAATTGCAGATTCGCCCACGGTCGGGCGTGACGCTGAAAACGAAACTACGCGTGCAACTAGGCACGGTCGACGCGGGATATCGCGGCGAGGTTGGCGTGATTGTCGATAATATCGCAAGTGATCCTTTTGGTAACTTCGACCACTACCCGAATGGAATCGACAGAAATCCTATCGAAAGGCAGGAGCAAGAGTACGAATATGATGCGTATATCATCCGTAAAGGCGACCGAATCGCCCAGGCGGTAATCAAACGTGTCGAGCAAGCGCAGTTTATCGAAGTTGACGAGTTGAGCGAGACGGCAAGGGGCGACGGCGGCTTCGGAAGTAGCGGGGTGAAAGCGTGAAAGAGATTCCGTTATCAAAAGGACGAGTAGCATTAGTCGACGATGATATGTTTGATTATCTGAACCAGTGGAGTTGGTTTTATCATAAAAACGGATATGCGATGAGAAGTTACAGGAAAGACGGCCGTTATATGAAAGATAGAATGCATCGACTTGTGCTTAATGCGCCAAAAGGGTACGACGTTGACCATATAAACGGCAATAAACTAGATAACAGAAAATGCAATCTACGAATAGCAACTCGTTCTCAAAATAACTACAACAAGACTACACAATCAAACAGTTCCTCGGGGTTTAAAGGCGTATCTTGGAGTAAGCAAAGGAATAAGTGGAGAGCTCGGATACATGTGAATAAAAAGGAAATACATTTAGGGTTTTTCGAGTATGCCATCGATGCTGCTTTAGCCTACAATGAAGCTGCTATAAAAGTTCATGGGGAGTTTGCTAGACTAAATGAATTAGATGAGGTGTTAGTTGGATGAACGAAATCATCAATGTATTAGATAAAGGTTATGTGCGACTTACAAACGTAATGGGCTCCGACTTATCAGTCGTAAATAGCGCCCGCGTTTCCTACGACAAGGAATCGACGGAACTATCGGAAAAGGACGTCCGCCTTATTAAGTTTTTAGCACGCGAGGGACATACGTCTCCCTTCCGACATGCGACGCTTCAATTCGAAATATATGCGCCGTTAATGGTAGCGCGTCAGCATTGGAAGTATATCGTAGGCTCCGACCATACGATGGACGCATGGAACGAGTCAAGCCGTCGATACGTTACCGAAGAGCCCACGTTCTACATTCCGCAAGCTGACGAATGGCGTTCAGCGCCCGAGAACTCGAAGCAAGGCAGCGGTGCAACATTGCCGACCGATCATGGCGCAATAGCAACGCAAGATTTGCTCGATTATGTTGCGTTTGGCGAGCGATTATATGAACGCGCACTGAACTCCGGTGTCTGCGCCGAGCAAGCACGCCTATTCCTACCAGCCTACGGTATGTACGTGCGTTATTACTGGACGGCAAGCCTTCAATCTGTTGCTCATTTCCTTAATCAGCGCTTGGCTCACGACGCACAAGCCGAAATTCAAGCGTATGCTAAGGCGGTCAACGAACTAGCAACGAAATATTTTCCGGTAAGCATCGATGAGTTGGTGAAAGGGTGATTCTATCTACTTATTATCTACGATTCTATTAACGGCAAATCTGTTTTACTCGCAAGTTCCTCCACCAATTCCGACTATTCAATCAGCAGTCCTCGCCGAACATGTCGCTCCTAATGCGCAGATTTGGCGGGAGCAAGTCGAAGTATTGGCGACTGAGAATCAACGCTTACAAGACGAAATAGCACGCTTGAAAGCGACGGCATGGCAACCGTTCGAAGTAACGGCATATACAGCCGGCTATGAATCTACGCAAAAGCAAGCGGGCGAAGTCGGATATGGCATAACGGCGAGCGGCACGCAAGTCACCGAAGGGCGCACGATAGCCTGCCCGCCGAGCCTTCCGTTTGGCACCGTCGTCGAAATCGAAGGCATTGGCGAGCGAGTTTGCGAGGACCGAGGCGGAGCTATCAAGGAAGGGCATATCGACGTATATATGGCGGATTTAAACGAAGCGCAATCGTTTGGTAGGCAGAAACGATTCGCGCGGATTATAAGGGAGGCGGAATAATGACGAAAATTCATACGATTAAAGACGAAAGTTTGGGCGGGGTTTTGCGGGAGTATGTCGAGGTGGAGCGAAGGGCGAGCGATGGGGATTACATTGTGTGTACGCAAGACGGCGACCAAAACGGAAGATTCTACCGAAAAGGAGACGTTGGGAAATTCTTATATTTTAGCGATAGATACCCGTCTATACGAGTTAAATTTGACGACGATTTAGACGGAATACGTGAGGACGGCGAATGTTATGTGGGAACCGATTCTTTTTCCGTTATTGAACCGACCGACATCGTCCACATCGACGGCACACGCTATCGCCTAGTCGACCGCAAGGCGGAAGTTGGCGAGAAGGTGTTGATTGTAAATCCGAAACACACTTCCGTAATGAAGGACTACAACCTAGGTGACGTTTTTTCGGTGTCGTCTATATACGTGGAGTCTGTTGAAACGGACTCGCCGACGCCTGATAAAGCCGATAAATTACGGTTTTGGGATTACGAATACCGCGTACTCGTGCCGGTCACTGCAACCGACGATACTCCAACGGTCGACGGACCTACGGTGGACACCCGCCACGCATCGCCGGAGGTTATCGACTTGCTAGCGAATCTTGCTCGCCGAGTAACTTCGCTTGAACAACAGTTGCGCGACACGCAAGGCAACGTCGAAAAGTTGGCGGAAGAATTAGAGACAAAAACGCACGAACTAGGCGAAAAAGTCGAACAAGTTTCGGCGAATGTCGAAATGACAATCGACGATATTGTGACTCTAGACGAGCGCACTCAATCGGAAAAACCGTTCTTCACCACGTTTAAGCCAACGTTCTATATCAACCGTGAGGTGTCTAGCGCGAAACTACTCGCCGAAGCTTTCGAAGCACTTGCGAAATATGAACGCGGAGGTGCTCGCCCGTGAAGCACGAAATCGAGGTAAATCGCAAAATCACCGTAACCAAAATTGCCATCTGCGGCAAGCTTCGGTCGGGCAAGGACACGGCGGCGCACCACCTGTATATCTCGCACGGATTCGACCAGGTGGCGTTTGGCGACGCACTCAAGCGCTTGGCACACGAAACGTTCCCCGACGTCGGTATCCTCTCGAAGCCCCGCGCGTTATATCAAACGTTCGGCCAACTTATGCGCGAAATCGACCCGGACGTTTGGGTGCGCCATGCCGAGCGGAAGGTCGACGGTATCATTGACTACCGTGCCGGCACCGACGACCATATCGGCGTAGTAATTACGGATTTGCGTCAGCCAAACGAGTATGCTTGGGCGAAGGCGAATGGCTTTACGATAATTCGCGTCACAGCGCCCGACCAATTGCGCATGGACAGGGCGGTGGATGCTGGCGACGACTTTACGGTGCATGATTTCGCCCACGAAACGGAACAACACGTCGATAGCTTCGAGGTAGATTACGAAGTGGTCAACGATGGGACGGTCGAGGAGTTAAAGGCGAAGGTTGACGCGATAATGGCGAAGATTAACGGTTTGGAGGCGGTAAATTGAGCGACTTAAAACAAATCGGCTATATCGATAAAAATATGCAAGGCAACCGCGTCTATGATGCGGACGGCATATCGGCAACACTCGCAAGCCAAACGGGCGGGCAACGCCGTCACGGTGAACGTAATCGTCGCCATCGCACGCAAGTTAATACCGTTCATCACGTCCGAAAATTAACCAATTACGCATACGGAATCTATACGTAAACACGCCCGGCTCGGCACGTCGAAACAAGCGGTCGGCATCGGCGGCTTGGGCGAGCGGATTCCGCAAGGTTTCCTCGCCTGCCGGCCCGATTTCAATTCGTTGCAACGGGCGGTTGTAGTGCGCGGCGTAGTCCTTCGGCAGCATGGCGTGGGCCAGCGGGCTGAGTTCGAGCGTCTTATCCGGGGTTATTTCTACGGTCAATCGGTTCAGTCAGGCGAGCTCAAACGTGTGCCAAAACGTCGGCCCATCGTCGACCTTTCCGACATATACGAATTTAACAGGCAGGTCGGCGTCAGTCAGCGCCAGTTTATCGCAAACTTTCTTGCCGATAGCTGTGCCGAGGTAGCCACGCTTGTCGGGGCGAACGGTTGACGCGTTCGGCACCTTGGCGAGTTCTTGCTTGACGATGCCTATGCGTTTGTTTTCGACGTCGACCGACACGACAACGGGCGTAAATTGCGTCACGGCTAGCGTTTTAATGGCTGCCGACGACAGGCGCAAACGGCGGTATTTATCGATAGTAACGGCATTGTCGCCACGGCTGGCAACGGATAACGGTTCGAATGGCAAAAGAATCACGTCCCTACGGTTTATTTAACGATATTATTGCACTAAATTTGACGATAGTCAAACGCAATGCAAGCGAGATTGTAAAAAATGACGCAAGGGTGGGCGGTATATGGCGATAGTGACTAATTTATCGCATTGTCAGCCGTATTTTAAAGCGTACTGCGCGGAACATGGCCTGACGGATGGCGACGAGTGGAAAACATGGGAGTATATGGCGTGGATTAGCCGTAAATGGGAGGACTATCGGCGTTTAAGGGGAAAAGGTCGATACGACTCAATTATGGAAAGTGAACGGTTGGAGTTCGAGGAAATGTATATTAAAAAGCTAACCGCGGAATGATTAACGGTTAGCTTCGTATAGTGCGTTTCGTCGAAGAATAGGTTCGGTAATTTCAAAGTAGGTTTTTGCGTCGCCTTCTTCCATAGCCTTAACAATTGCGAGTTTTTCTCCACGAGTTAGGTACGGAAGAATTTGCGTCAAGAAGAACTCTTTCAATTCGCCATCTTTCTTCGATTCCTTTTTCGCGGCTAGCCGTTCATTAAAACTAATTACTTTCGCCATATATAACGCCTCCGATTCATTTGTTATCTCAAGTATAAACGATTATAGACGCAATGTCAAACGAAAAATAAACGAAAGAGGGCGATAAATTGAACAGAACGAAGCAAATCAACGAGTTACTTGGTATAAACGATAGTTATCAGGCGCCGACGCGATTAATGGAGATTTTATACGATAGGGGACGCCGAGAAACGCTATTCGCGAAATTCCTTGAGTTATTCGACTACGACGTTAATTACGATTGGTTCCACGAATATTTCCAGGAGGAACATGCAGACCGAAAGGTAAAGAAGCAGGACTTTACACCTCGTAGTGTCAATGAGTTAATTACGCAATTAGTCGGGGCAGACGATTATGACGGTAGTCACTACGATCCTTGCGCCGGAACTGGCGGAATGACTATTACCGCGTGGAATCGCGACCGTTATAAGCACTCGCCGTTTGATTACCGGCCGTCATGGTACGTATACACATGCGAGGAACTCAGCGACCGTGCGATACCGTTTTTACTGTTTAATATGTTAATCCGAGGCATGAACGCAGTTATTATCCACTGCGACGTACTGACCCGCAAATCATACGGAGCGTTTTTCGTTCAGAATGACACCGATAATCACCTCGGATTTTCGTCACTAAACGTAATGCCATATTCGGACGAAGTAGCGCAGCATTTATCGGTTGAATGGGTCGAGGAACGCTATACGCCGTTAGTCGAGTCGCCTGAAGTAATGCCGGAACATATTACGAATCACGTGCCACGAGGAGAAGTTAGCGATTTTACACGGTTATTCTATGCGCTTTGCGGAGTTGATACGAAATGACGACGATTGACCATGCGTTAATGAAATCGCTCGAATATAACGGCGAATACGGCGCTCGATATACGTGTAAGAACTGCGTTCATTGCCCGGTCGGAGAAGGCTATCAACCGTGCGACAAACAAGGTGTCGATGTGCTTCCGTCAAATAACGTATGCCGAGCGTATGAGGCACGCATCAAGAATCCGTCGGCGCCAGAATTTAACTTCGACGATTACCTCGAATTTCTCGGTAGCGACTTTTATCGGCCGTTTCGTTCGACTGGAAAAATTATCGGCGAAGGCTACGGAATGATCGGCTTAGAAATTACGAAAGAAGGCGGATGGCGCAGTAAATATGGAAAATATAACATCTATGAATTCGAAGATTGTGCACATTGCCGAGTAAATATGCCACGTTGTCACGTCGAAATCGACGGCCATAAATTCGAGATAGATTATCGTCGGTATCGCGAATGTAGAACGGTTGAAGATGGCGCTATCCACTTTGTTTTACACCTGTGGAAAGACAAGCCGACACAACGGCGTTATAACAAGGAAATTAACGGCAAATACGAAGTAGGAGGGCGTTAGATGGGCGCAGTTAAAACGGACTTAAACGCAAAGGAACGCACGCTCGAAGCGAAGTATCATGCGCTAGATTCCGCCGATGGCGTGCGCCAGCTACTCGGCGACTATAACGCATTGGTGCAACGGCAATACGCCGGCGACTATAACGCGATTGTGATACTTGTCGACTTAGCAACGGCGATTGAGCGCGCAGGCTTGACGGATAGGCAGCGACAAGCCCTGGCGCTAGTTTTCGAGGAAGAATATACGCAAGTAGAGACAGCGGACGAGCTCGGCATCAGCAAGCAAACGGTGAATCGGCTGATTAGCGTGGCGACGGCGAAGGTAGCGCGTGTTTACGAAGCGTGGGCGAGAATGGGCGAAGGGTATTCGCTAGGAGTAATCGAAACGGAAGGGGAGCGTTATATTGACTAAACATATCGTATTTTATAGTGGTGGAATAGGAAGTTGGGCGACTGCAAAACGGGTGATTAAGGCGTATGGGAAAGAAAACGTAATTCTCATGTTTACCGACACGCTCGTGGAGGACGAGGATTTATATAGATTCATAGACGAAACTGTTGCGGAAATGGGTGTCGAATTTGTAAAAATTGCCGACGGACGCACGCCGTTCGACGTATATTTCGACGATAAGTACCTCGGCAATTCTCGATATGCACCGTGTTCCAAGCGATTGAAGCAAGAGGCAGCTCGAAATTGGATTGACGAGAATTATTCGCCGGATGAGTGCATATTATACCTCGGAATTGATTGGACGGAGGAACATCGTACATTAGCACCGAGAAAGAACTGGGCTCCCTACCGCGTCGAGTTTCCGCTGTGTGAAGAGCCGTTACTATCGAAAGAAGAAATGCTGGCTGAACTTAATCTAATAGGAATAGAGACTCCGAGACTTTATAAACTAGGTTTCTCGCATAACAACTGCGGCGGGTTCTGTTGTCGCGCCGGACACGGTCACTTCGCGAACCTCTTATCACAAATGCCGGACAGGTTCGCTCAGTATGAGGCGCTCGAGCAGGAGTTCCGCGACCGTACGGGCAAGGACGTGTCTATGATGAAAAAGGAGCGCAAAGTTGGCGGTGTTAGACGGAGCTTTCCGTACACACTTCGCCAGTTACGCGAGGACATAGAAGCGAAACAAGAAATCGATATGACGGACATTGGCGGTTGTGGTTGCTTTGTTGACGACGGCAATCCGAGAGGAGACGAATAAATGAACTTAAACGAACGAATCGACGAACTATGGACGCAAACAAAGGCGGGCAACCTACCGCGTGAGCAACGATTTAAGGCGATTGAAGCGCTGACGGATGAATACGTCGTGACCGTAGGTCAGCGGCCGGACCATACGCAGCTCGACCGGCTGGCGACGCTTTGCTTGTACGAGGAGGTGACGGATGCAACTCCGTGGAAAACGCGGAATACTGAACGGCCGATACACAGCGATAGGCAACGCAGGACTATCGAGGACAATGAGGCGGGGAGCAGCCCGTTGAAATATATTAGTAGCAGTCGATGACCAACCGCCTGAAATTCGGAAGCCCTTCTCATTAGCGAGTAGGGCTTTTTACATCCGCAAATATACTGTAGCTGTTGATGATATTGCTGTAACTACTAAAGTCTTTAATCGTTGATACGTGTCCCGTAAAGCAATCTTGATGGGTTATGCTGTTATAAATATCTAGTACAACCCTGTCTTTGTTAATAAACATACGACGACAAACTGGGCATTTAATCATCGAGAACCCTCCTTTCTTTAATAAGAGGGTTCTCTTTTTTATCAGGATTTTCCTTTAATGTCACTTAATTGTCAAAAAAAAAATTTCGAAAAGTTTATAATAATACTTTACAATGCGATAACGCATGTGATATATTATAAATAGGAAATGCGATAACGCATAAAAGAGGGAGGGAATGATAATGAACTACTTAGAAGCTGCGAGAAAAATTTATGAAGAAGGCTATAGATTTGCTGGTGTTAGGTCTTTAACGGATGATGAAAACTATAATATTGGGGATACTTGCAGACAGTCATACGAGTGGGACAGAGAAGAAGATTGCTCAACTTATTATACAACAGGTTTAAAGGCCGGTGGCACTTGCGCAATAGAAGTAAGAACTGACTATTTAGACAACGATACAGTCGAAGAAGATATTAAGGAATTAGCCGAAAGAATTGAGAAGGCTGTAGTTGCTACTGATTTATATATGGGTTTTACTAAGGCGATAATTGCAGGGAACAGCACGTATACAGACTTAGACTGGAGCGACGATAACGAAATTAGAATCGTTGATGCGGTAGTAATTGAGTTAATATAAGAGAAGGAATGATTTATTTGTTACATGACATAATCGGTGTGGAAGAAGCTGCTGAAATCCTCGGACTAGCTCCAGGAACCGTAAAAAATATGTGTGCATCAGGAAAACTAGAAGCTAAAAAAATCGGGAAAACATGGGTCTTACATAAAAATAATTTGGAGGTTAGAAAGATGGTTAAGAATTTAAATGGTGTTGAAATTGATTTTGCTCAAGCTGTAGAACACATGGATGATGAAATTAGAGAAAATCTGCACGATGAAATGGCTCCTTGCACAGACCAAGAATTTTTTACAGCATACGAAAATGCCCACAAAGAAAAATTTAATGAGGTTTGGTTCTTGAGCGAAGAGAACCCCGTTTGGTAGTTAAGAAAAAATGAATAATGAAATGATTGGTAAACGGTTTGGAAAATTAGTTGTTAAAGAGTATCACGGGAAAAAGGGTAGAGCTAAAACTTGGCTCTGCCTCTGTGATTGCGGAAATACTAGAATTGTGAAAACCGCATACCTTAATGATGGTACTGCTTCACATTGTGGGTGCGGAACAGTAATTGATTTAAAGGGTCAGCGATTTGGGCGGCTTACAGTTGTTGAGTTAAAAGGGACAATCAATAAAAAAGCTGTTTGGACATGCAAATGTGATTGCGGAAATACTATAGATGTGCAAAGTTATTATTTGCGTGACGGTACAAAAAAATCATGTGGCTGTCTGCAAAACGAATCGAGAAGTAAGTCCATGAAAAAGGCTCAAACCGTGCATACTTTTGATGAATTATTTGTCCCATTTTTAAAAAAGGATATACAAAAAAATAATACGACTGGTGTAAAAGGAGTTACTACAAAGAAGTACAAAGACAAAACTAAGTATATGGCACAATTAGGGTATAAAGGTAAAAATATTTATTTAGGGATATATGACACCTTAGAAAAAGCTATTGAGGCACGACTAAAAGGAGAAGAATTGTACTACGGAAAAGCAATTCAGGAATACGATGAAAAATTTAAAAAAGATTAGCCCCCGCCCTCAGTCCTAAGGATTGGGGCGCTTTTTTGCGTTAAATCGGCTTACTTTTCCGTGAAATGTTTGGACTAGGAGTATAAGGCCCTAGGGGTCTTTATCGAAAGGTAAACGCATGAGGCGGGTATGCTCCGCCCGACCTTCCGAACCACTACATGGCGGATGGGATTTTGGCGCTCATCAGCGCAAAGTTGGCGGCTTTTTTATTTGCGCAGCAATAGAACCGGATACGCCTCTGCGAAAGTAAGCGGACCAACGCCGGTCAATATATCTTAGCGACCATCCGCGGAATGCTTCCGAGCGCTGCGCTATTTTTAATTTAACGGAGGTTATGCGGAATGAACGAATTCTACTATTGCTACTCGCCGAACTTACAGGCGTTCCTACAAACGCACGGCCAGCGCTTTATTTGCGTGGGGCTAAACGAAAAGACGTTGCGCAAGTTTTGGCAGTACAAACGCAGCAGCGAGCTTGACGAATTGCTGACGAAGTGGCAGGCGCAAAAGCCTGCGTAATTATGTATTTTAACGCTTATAAGTCGAATTAATTTACGTGGAGGGCGATTATATTGGAACAATTTGCGAAAGAGGCTTTGCGTCAAAAAGAAAGCGTGCTAGCCAGCGGCGGCTATGCCGTGGTGCCACACGATATTTACCGCGTGTTGCTGCCGGAATTAAAGGCGAAGTACGGCGGACAGACTGCGAGGGACTGCGTGGTTTTGTACGGCTATATGCACGCGTATACGAACGGGCAAAGCGAAGGTGGGGCGTATATGTGGGCGTTTCCTAGCGTGGCTCAAATCGCCGAGGACACCGGCATACACAAAGACCGCATCAAAGGGCTCATCGACATACTCGTCAGTGAAGGCGTGATGGTGACGCGAAAAATACCGTGGCATGGGCACGCGAAGAAGATGTATATGCCGTTGTATGAGCGAATGGCGCCCGATTCCTAAATGCGGGAATTAATCGATTCCCATTCGTAGGAATTAATCAATTCCTAAATGCGGGAATATAATAAGAACAACGTAATAATAACGAATTAATAATAATAAAGATTGCGCGAGTTCATTCGCTAACGCTCATTCACTCGGCGCCGTCTTTAGTAATAACGAATACGCGTATATAGGTATATCTTATCGCAAAGAGTATTAATAAGAATAAAAAGATAGCGCCAATTCCCATTCGTAGGAATTAGGCAAACGCGCCTGGTACGAAAATCGTGCCGGGTTATTTTGCGTTACACAAACGGAAAGGAGCACGGTAATGAGACGGATATTACTATTGGCTTACATTGCGTATACGCTCCGGAAAGGAGTGCGGAGACTTCGCCCGACATTACGTTAAGGATTCCGTTAGATATATTAATAAGAAGGAACGCGGAATAATGGCGGATAGCCTTCGTTAGTTGCCGTAATGCGGAACGGTTAATTTATCCGCGAGGAGCCTCTACCGGACGCGACCGCCTAAAACTCAGGGGGGTTAGCGCTATTTTATGCAAATCGTATGCAATCGTGGTGTCGCTTCCGTATGCATGAATCGCGGGAAATACTGCGGAATGGGAGCGTGGGAATGGCGGTGTGACAACGATGTATAAAATCGTGCATAAAGGCGGAATAGGGGCGGTCGACAAACGTTGATATGGCGCGGTTATGCAACGGGGTGAATTCCTCATAATAAGTATTATGTCTACTAGAATTGAATATACAATACACTAATATACAATCGTTCATGCATCCGAGTGAATACTGAATTCAAAAACCCCCAAGCCCACTTTTTATTTTTTCGGAATTTGACGTACGGAATTTGCGAACAATTTTTCAAACTCGGGGCGTTTTCGCAGATAGACGAAAGGCAATCGGATGCCTAGCGGTTGTCTTTTTTGTATTTACGAAGATTCCCAACGGAAAGGAGGACGCTAACATGGCGTATATCAACGGTGAATGGCTCGACCGTGACCAACGAGCGCAAAGAATTGATTTGCTAACGGAGCGTTTGCGCAAATTAGTCATGCTTGTTAAATCCGGTAAAGCTACCGAATACCACGTCGAAATGCTCCGGCACGACAAGACAGAGCTGGCGAAGCTAAAACGCGTGCATCGGGCCGAGGTAGACATCGCCTATTTTACGTATACATACTTGAGCGACGGAGGCAATCCCGGCAACGACGACAACGTCATTCGCCACAGTGACGACGGAACAGCGCACGACCCAATCGAATTAATCGCGCCCATTCATCGTGAATTTTTCGACCTGTGCGACCACGTAAACGAAGCTGAACGCAATGCACGACTAGCGATAGCTGCGGCCCGTGGACATTCCAAATCGGGCGTATTTTCGAATGCATTTCCGTTGCATCAAGTGGCGTTTCGCAAACGTAGATACATTCTACTGATTTCCGAAACCGACTCGTTGTCGAAAAAGTTAATCGGCTGGATTAATAAGCAGCTAAAATTCAACGCATTATTTCGCGAAGATTTCGGCATGCTGTTGCATGAACGCAATCAGATGAACGAAAAGGATAACGAAGAGGCGTTCATTACTACGTCAAATACGCTCGTGGAAGCGTCCTCGTCCGGTAAGCAATTACGCGGAAAAAGACACGGTGCTGTGCGTCCTGACCTCGTAATTATTGACGACCCTTCGTCGATGAACAACGAGGGTACAAAGGAAGCACGCGAAAAGTTGGTGCATTGGTTTAACTCGGTTGTGGTGCCGATTGGGTCGGCGTCAACTGCGATAGTGCTTGTCGGTACAATGGTTAGCGCTACGGGGCTATTAAATCACGTACTCAAACGAAAGGACTTCAAGTCGTCATTTCATGGCGCGGTTATCAGCGAGCCGTCGAATCCGAAGCTATGGGAGCAGTATTGCGAAGTATACGCACGCGCCGATTCGATGGAGGAAGTCGACGAGTTTTACAACGCCAATAAGGACGAATTAGAAGAAGGCGTAGAACTCGCATGGCCGTGGCGATGGTCATATCGCGCGCTAATGCACGAAAAAGTAAACATGGGCACGCGGGCATATAATTCGGAGTATCGTAACTTGGCGTTTAGTGAGGACGAGCAGTTTTTCTTCCCGGACAACTACGCGAAATATCACTACGTTTATGAGAACGGCAGGACGTTTATTTCTTACGAGGATAAGCGCATTCCGATGGAAGACCTTTATGTTGTAGGCGCATGGGATATCGCTATGGGGAAGAATAAGCGGTCGGACTATAACTCGATAATTATTGTCGGTAAGCACTCGCCTACCGGCTTAATTTTTGTTCTTGACGAACACGCATCGAAAGAGCCAGCGCACACTTACATCGACGTAGCCATCGCGAAGATTAAGCAGTTTAATGTACGAATATTCAACGTCGAGACTATCAACGCATATCACGAATTTTATCGCCAGCTACAAGAGAAAGCGCGAGTGATGGGCGTTTACAAATGCCGTATTAACGATATCAAGAATCAGAAGTCATCAAAGGAGCAGCGGATTGAATCGCTTGAACCTATTTTGCATAATAAAACGCTTGTACTTAACGATAGGCATACGTTATTACTCGACCAAATGGCGCAATACCCATTTGGCGACCACGACGACTCAATTGACGCGCTACAAATGGCGGTCGACAACATCTTTAAACCGAAAGCAAGAATCGCGGTTAAACCAAGCTATTTATAACGAAAGGAGGGCGCGCAACATGGCGTCAAAACGATTGAAGGAGCTCGAATCGAAATTAACCGCCCAACAACAGAAGGCGGCTTTTTTATTGGTCGAAAACGACTTGCGCAGTAACGATGAAAAACGCACGCAAGAGGAAATTGCGGAAGAAGTCGGCGTCACATATAAAACGATTTGGGAGTGGCGGAAAAAGAATCGGAATTTCATCGACTACAAGAACGAAATCGCCGACGATTTTCTCGCGGAGTATCGCTCGGGCGTTTACGGGCAGTTAATGAAGTTGATTAACGGAAGTCAGCCGTCAGTTAAAGCAATTTCGCTTTATCTACAAAGGTTCGGCATGCTTACACAAAAAACGCAAGTCGAAACGATTGAATCGACTGGTTCTCGTACTAACGACGATTTAAAGAAAGAGTTGGAAGAATTAGACGACTTGCTGAACGGATAGCACTCGCTTCCCCGGCGAGTTACATAGGCGGAATAGGAGCCGACTAGCTATCGGATTCGAAAAGCACAAATCCCGATTGTGTTTTCCGCCAGTTTAAAAATACGGGAAATCATATACGGGGATGATGATAATGGGAAAAATAATGAGGACACCGGAAGAGTTTGCGAGAATAATAGCCGAGAGAGGTTTTATCGTACTTGAGGAAGTTCGAAGCCAAAAAGAAAATGCGTTAATGCAGTGTAAGAAGTGCGGACACGTTAAGAGGAAAAGAGTACAAAGCGTCGTAAACAAAGGTTACGGTTGTGCTAAGTGTGCTGGAAATGAACGATTAAGTACTCAAGAATTTAACGATTATGTGGCGAAAAATGTACATGGATATACGTTAATCTCCGAAGTTAACGGCGCTTTTAAAAAAGCTAAGTTACGATGTGATTTCGGTCACGAGTACGAAGTAAACCCGATTGACTTTATACACAAAGGATACCGTTGCCCAATTTGTAAATTTATAAAAATGAGTGGGTCAGGACATTGGAATTACAACGCCGATTTATCAAAAGAAGAACGCGAAACTACGCGGGCTTTTCCTGGTTACACAGCATGGCAATTCGCAGTCAAAAAGCGAGATAATTTTTCGTGTCAGTGTTGCGGAGATAGTAGGGGCGGAAATCTAGTTTCACACCACTTAGATGGGTGGAACATCGCAAAGGAGAAACGATTAGACGTCGATAATGGCGTTACACTTTGCGAAGATTGTCATAAAGACTTCCACGGAAAATACGGATACGGTGGTAATACGAAAACTCAATACGATAAGTGGTTATCGTCGGCTGAAAATAGTCGGCGTTTTCTTTATGCCAAGAACGCGGAGGAGGCAGTTTAATTGACCGACTTATTAAACAAAGTAACGCAAGGCGACTGCCTTGACGTAAGTAAAGGAATAGAAAGCGGAAGTGTCGATTTAATACTGACCGACTTACCCTACGGTAATATGAACACGGACGGAGGACGAAAGTTAGGTATTAACGGCTGGGATATGGTAATAGAACCCGAGAAGGTTTACGAGATTGCTAATCGGATTTTACGAAAGAATGGCAAGATGGTGTTATTTAGTCAGGAGCCTTATACAACGAGATTAATATCCGAGGCCATTTCGAAAGTTCCTTTTTCATATCGCATGGTTTGGGAGAAAGATAGTTTTGCGAACGCATTAGGGTGTAGAAAGGCTCCTGTTAGTTTTTACGAGGATATTTTAGTGTTTAGCAAGTATGAAGAAGATAAAACTGGACACGTATTGCAGGAATACTTTTATACCGAATTTAAAAAATGTGGATTAACAATTAAAGAGATTTGCGAAAAACTAGGCACAACACACGCAAGTCACTTCTTTACCCGCGGTAAACAATTTAGAGTACCTAATGAAAAATATCTGTGTCAGCTACAAGCTTTAACAGGACGTTTCAAAATATCTTACGAAGAAGTGGTAAAAGCACAACAAGATGCCTTAGATAGTAATCGTAATAACTATCCTTCTACGTTTAATTTATGGGAAGGGAATAAATACAAGTCTAATATCCTTAAATACAAAAAGGATTATAGTGGATATCATCCTACCCAAAAACCGGTGTTATTGCTTGAAGATTTAATAAAAACGTTTAGTAATGAGGGTGATACTGTAGTGGATTTGACTGCGGGCAGCGGTAGTACTGCGGTTGCTTGTGTAAACACTAACCGAAATTTCATCGCCATAGAACGCGAGAAAGAATACGTAGAAATCGCCAATAAACGCATAGAAGACGCAGCTAAAGTGAAAGGGGGTAATTAATAGTGCTCGGCTTTAATACGAAAAGAGAAATCGAAAAACGCGCGGACAATGGCGAAGTATTTCAGACGTACGACTCGTTTCAGACGGGCGAAGAGTTTCCGCCGGTTGCCGACCGTGAGCGAATCTCGAAATACAAGCGAATGAAAAAGTTATTCGAAGGTCGCCACGCGGAAGTATACGAACGAGCATCGGCAATTCTAAAAGATACGCCGCACGCGCCACAATTAAAAATGCTTTATATCGCGGTCAATCTCGCCGACATCATCGTGACGAAGCCCGCCGATTTGCTCGTAGGCGAACCGCCGAGTTTCGAGTCGGGTTTGCCGGACGACACGCCGCAACAAAAACGCCTTAACCATTACGTCGAGGAAAACGATTTAATCAAGCTGATTCACGAAAACGCAATCGGTAACGGCTATCGCGGCGACGCTTGGATTAAAACGCGGTATGGCTACCGGCAGGATTTTTCGGAGATTGAAAAGCTAGGCTTCGCAATACCGGAAAACATCGAAATGGAGCCGGTCATCGAGCACGTTGCGGCTGACTGCGTATTCCCCGAAACATCGCGCGGTAACGTAAAATCGTACAAAGCGGTCAATATTGCCACGGTTGAATACGTCGTGAGTAAACGCGAAGAAATCCCGTTTTTAAACGTTGAGCGACACGTGCCCGGCTTTATCATTTACGAACGTTATCGCTTGCACGAATACGAAGGCGGCGTCGATATGTCGTGGGGCTACCCGTTACAAGTCTACAAGATTGGCGAAAGGGTCCCGACAGGCAAAGCCGAGGATATCGTCGAAACTGGCGTGCCTCATTTACTCGTACATCACATTCCGTATAAGTCGGTAGACGACGAATGGTACGGCGTGGGAGGGCTTGAAAAAATCGAAACGTTGCTTGCCGCGATTAACGACCGCCTTGTGCAAATCGACTATATCCTATGGAAGCACAGCGACCCGACGGCATACGGTCCCGAACTTGAAGGCGTAGGGCAAACGAAAATCGGCGGTATTTATATACCGGTCAGCAAAGACGACGCAACGCCCGGCTATATGACATGGGACGGTCAGTTAACGTCGGCGTTTAAGGAGCTCGAGGTGCTCATTTCGCTAGTCTTTCAGTTATCTGAAACGCCGCAATGGCTATTCGGTACGGTGCTCGGCGAAAATAGTGGAGGCACTGGAACGTCGCATACGGATAGTGCAGCGATTAAAGCGCGGTTTATGCCGATACTTTCGAAAGTTAAGCGAATTCGAACGCACTATGACAAAGCAATCCGCGACGCATTGTGGACGTGTCAAATCCTCGATACAGTTCACGGAGATTTCGATTTTGAGCCGGTTTACCCGAAAATCAACTGGCAAGACGGCATTCCGAAGAACGCGAAAGAAGAAGCGGAGATTATGAATCTACGCACTGGCGGAAAGCCCACGATTGATGTCAAGTCGGCGATTAAGCGCCAGGATAGCGTTGACGACGAAAAAGCTGACGAAATTCTCAGTCGTATTGATGCTGACGAAAGACGAGTCGAAGGGTTTGTTGACGCCACAGTATTCAACGATAGTGCCGGCGGTGATAGTTAATGGTAAATTTCCGAGAAATCCCGACGCCCAAATATGACTACGAGGTCAGCCTATTAGTAGGTTATTACGAAAAAGCACTAAATGATCTAAGGGCTGAGTTGAGCCGAGTTGACCTTACGAAATTTGAAAGGGCTCAAACGCGCGCAACGTTGAATAACGTCAAGGCGATTCTAAAAGACTTAGACAAAAGCGCGCTAGGATGGGTTGAGCGGTATATCCCCCAAGCAGTAAGCGACGGAATAACAAGGACGTTAATCGCGTTAGGCATTGCGACTAGCCTGTCGGAAGCCGAGAAGATTATGAAGTTTAATCGGCTTAACCAAGACTTAATTAAAACTGCGGTCGCAGACACTCAATCGGATTTACTGCAGATTACTCAAAACGTTGACCGAAAAGTACGAATTGCAGTTCGTGAGGTAACCGCGGAAGTTATGCGCTCGAATCTTACGCAAGGCGTAAATGCTACGGCAACCTTGAAGCGCGAAATTGTTCAAGAGTTGCGCGCTAGATTAGGAGATTCGTTGAATACTGGCATTATTGACGCTAGTAATCGGAGATGGAAACCGCAAGTCTACGCTGAAATGGTTGTTCGTACAAAGATGGCGAGTGCTCAGCGTGAGGCGGCTATAAATGACGGAATATCGCGCGACGCACTATACGGAGTCATTAGTCGTCACAACGCGATTGATGCGTGTAAATTTTACGAAGGCAAAATAGTTAAACTAACGCGCGATGCTGACGGAGATTACCCGTATATCGGCGACTTGCCTCGACGTGAAATATTTCATCCAAATTGCCGGCATGTCGTAACGCCCGTAAGGCGACTTGATACTTTACCCGATGTTTTACGCGAAATTAACGGGATGTAAGTTTGTTTATAAGACCGAACGTTACGTCGTTAAACTAAACGGAATATATAGTCTACTCGGACTTTAAGCGTGGAGGTACGAAATGAGCGAAGAAATCAAAACCGAAGTAATTGACGAAGTGAAGTCGGACGATACTCCGAAAACATTTACGCAAGAGGAACTCGACAAAATCGTTGTGGAACGCATCGCACGCGAACGCAAGAAACTCGAAAGATACGCTGACTATGACGAAGTAAAGACGAAAGCTTCGGAATACGAGAAATTGCTCGAGGAAAAACGTCTTGCGGAATTAAGCGAAAAAGAGCGGCTTGAGGAAATCGCGAAGAAATACGAGGAAGAGAAAAACGGATTACAAGCGGAACTCGACGCTATTCGCAAGCAAGCCGAAAAGGAGCGTATTCGCACGGAATTTATTAAGGTTGCTACGAGCAACAATATCGCATATCTTGACGACGCACTCGCGCTCGCTGATTTATCCGCGGTAACAATCGACGAGAGCGGAAAAGTAGTCGGAATGGATGAAGTGGTCAAAACGCTCGTTGACAATAAACCGTTTCTAGTTGCGAAAAAACAACAGAAACAAATCGGCGACAGTAGTAACGGTAACTATGACCGTTCCGAAAAGACCGCCGAACAATTATTGAAAGAGGCTGCGGAAAAAGCCCGTCTGTCCGGGAAGCCGGAAGATAAAATCGCATACGCAAAGTTAAAACGAGAGTTAAACGGATAGGCGCCTATATGGCGCTTTTTTTATTAAACAAAACTAAAGGAGGACATTACGAATGTCTAAAATTCAATCAGGTCAATTAATCGGGAAACGCGAATCGGTAACGGATGAAATTCTATTACTAAACGAGCACCAAACCCCATTTTTAAGTTTACTAGGATTTAGCACGCCGGTTACTCAAGTCGAGCACGTATGGTTTGAGGACGAAATGTACGGCGATGAATCAACAACTACTGCTGATTTAGCTGATGCGGACACTACCGTAGCTGTGGCAGACGGTTCTATCTTCCGCGCGGGCCACGTAATTAAAATTGGTGAAGAGTTATTAAAAGTAACAGCGGTTTCTAATAACGACTTAACTGTAACTCGTGGGTACGCGGGAACTACAGCGGCAGCTAGCACTTCCGGAGCAGTTGTTGAAGTACAATTCGTTGAAGGTGTCGAGGGTGCTGACGCAAGGGCAGCTCGCTTCAAACCACGCGCTCGTAAATCTAACTTTACGCAAATTTTCGACGAAACTATCTCTATCAGCGGTACTGCGGCAGTAGTTTCTCAGTACGGACTTGACGACTTATACGAATACGAAAAGCAGAAAAAGCAACTTGAGTTAGCGCTTCAATTAGAAAAAGCATTAATCAACGGAGTTAAATTCGAGTCCCAAGACGGCTTAACTCGTCAAATGGGCGGTATTCGTTCAACTATCGTTACAAACGTAATCAACGCAAGTAACGCAGCTTTAGACGCTGATAAGATTAACGATGCTTTCCAAAAAATCTACGAAAAAGGCGGTTTCTCAAACGGCGGTAACTTCAAAATCGTAGTTGGCGCAAAGCAAAAGCGTGCTATTTCTGCGTTTGATGCTGCGAAAGTTAATATCGACCGTTTAGATAATGGACGCGGTCAGGTAGTAGACCACTTCGTATCTGACTTCGGACAAGCGGAAATCGTACTAAACAACAACCTTGCGGCTGACGAGTTATTCGTTGTGGATGCGAATAGGATGTCGATTCATCCGTTAACTGGACGTGACTTCGCGCACGAGTACCTTGGTAAGAAAGGTGACTACTACGAAGGTCAAATCGTTGGTGAGTATACAACTATGTTACAACAAGAAAAGGCTCACGCACGTATCAAAGGTTTAGCTTAATTGTAAGGCCCGTCTATCGGCGGGCTTGATTACTTGAACGACCGGAGGTGTTAACCAATGGCGGTTTTTAAATCGCGGTTTAAAGAATTTAGTTTTTACGCAAATAATCAACTAAAAAGTTTCCGTAATGGCACGTATGTCACTGATAATGCGGACGAAATCAAGGTGTTGCAGGCGATGTCTGACGTAGTGCAACAAACCGAAAAAGAGCAACCAAAAACGGAGGATGCGCCGAAAGTAAAACCAGCAACTAAGCCGAAATCAGCGCCTAAGAAAGCCTCCGGAAAATAATTAACGGAGGTGTTTTCGAATGGCGGTCACTATAAATGATGCGGACTTATACATCGACCAAAACGTTATTGTTATCGAGGATTGGACTGATAGCGACGATGCGAAAAAACAACGGTTGTTAAATGTCGCAGAATCAACGCTTAAACGAGTCTACCCGCAATATACAATACCGGATAATGCGGTATATGAATACGCAGCGGTTTTAGCAACGGCTTTCAACGATACGAACGTGCAAAAACAAAACGGAGTCAAGTCGTTCTCGATTTCCGGCATTCAATTTACGTTTAACGGCGGTGCTGACGACCTTGAGTCGTTAATTCCTCCGTCAGCCTTACATTTAATCGGAGTTGAAAACGGCATCGACCTCGGCGGGAGTTCGAAGGCAAAACGCGTGAAATGGACGGTGATGTAGCGTGGCAATTATACCGTTAAAACAGACCGTCACCATCAAGCGTAAAGGCGAAACCGACCGGTGGGGCAACGAAGTTACTCCGCCGGTCGAATTTACGCTTAATTGCCGAATGGAAGAAGGGGCGAAGCTAACTCGCCGAACATCGTCGCTTGACGGTGCTAACTCGGTTACGTCCGCAGAGGTCGTTAGTTCGGCGCAGTTGCTTTTTGATAAATTCGTAGACATCCGTTTGACCGACGAACTATACTACACCGACGAATCCGGCAATGAGCGCAAATACCTGCCGTTAAATATCAATCGTATACGCGGGCTGAACGGTAAAACGCTATTGACGGAAGTGGAGGTGTAAATGATGGCGAGAAATGGCGGATTTAGCATCGACTTAAACTTGGCGCCGTTAGTGAGGTTACTCGAACAATCGCCTGAACTAGCGGCAAAGGGTGCCGAGCGAGCGATGGGCGACATTAAGGACGATTGGGTACGTGAAGCCCGCGATGTGGCGCCACTGGATACCGGTAACTTACGACGCCAAATCTCCGGCGAGGCGGATACGAAAGGGCTCGAGAGCGAAGTTATCGTCGTCGGCAATGCGACCGCAAGGGGCGGAGGCGGCCGTTTTAACTACGGCTACTATATTCACGAAGGTCACATGGCGGATGATGGTAAGAAATTACGTCACCCTGGCACGGTCGAAAAGTTTCTCGAAGAGCCCGCCGAACAAAACAAAGACCGATACTTGCGCATGATAGAGGACGAAATTAAATACGAATTACAGCGGGGAGGTTGGTAAGTTGGCGTCAATTACGAATGAAATCGAATCTATTGCGGAAGTTGTTGAACCGTTGTTTCCTGGCGCTAACGTTTACTATCAGCGAATTCCCGCCGAGCCGAAAATGAATGAGCTTTCAATTCGGTTTATTGCTGGCGGCAGTTCAAGCGAAACAAACTACCATTACCGACTCGACCACGACTTTCAAATCGTCTATTTCGGGCGCAATGAGTTCGATTGTCTGACGAAATTCGAGGCGCTCGAACGAAAATTGAATGACGGTTTTTTGATTCCGATAAAAGGCTCGCTGCGCTATATGCGTATCGGGTCTTTTTCGTTTTCGCAACCGTTCAAAACGGAAGGCGGGGCGAACGCGATACTTGGCGTTTTAAACGTTGAGGTTCGCGAGGCTCGGACGCAACAGCAATACGAAAAAATCGCGGTCGTAAATCCGCGAATTAACTAACGAAAGGGGACGAATAAATGGCGATTGAACAGTGGGACCCAACGGCGCTGCCGATACGGCCCGGAATATATACGAATTTTAAAGACGCAGCAATTGCGCAGATTACGGGCGGCGCACGAGGCACGGTGGCCATTCCGTTAAAGGCATTCGCCGGGCAGGCGAAAGAGAAATCGTTCTACACGATTGAGCGCGAAGGCGACGCACTTCTTTTATTCGGGCAAGAGAACATTCAATCGGTCAAATTTGCACTAGCCGGAGGCGCGAAAGAAGTGCTCGTTTACACGATGCCAGCCGACGCGACAGCACCGGACTACATCGAAATGCGTGAGGCTTTCGAGGCGCGTCCGTTTAACGTATTTGTATACGACGGCGAGGTAACCGCCGACGAGCAGGACGCAACGGTGGCGTGGCGTAAACGTAATGAGACGGAGAAAAAGCATTTCTTTTTCGTAACTGGCGGAGATTCGGCGGCTGACCAAGACGTAGCGGTAGGTAACGCTCGCTCAACGAAATTCGCCGATGATGCAACGGTCAATCTAATCACAGGCGTCACGATTAACGGAAAAGACTACACAAGCGCCGAATATGCGGCGTACATTGCTGGACTCATCGCAGGGACTCCGATTAATCGCTCGATTACTTATGCGACCGTGCCAGTAGACGATGTGACGAAACGATTACGTAATAGCGAAATCGTGACAGCGCTCGAAAAAGGCTCGCTCGTACTCGTACATGATGGCGATAAGGTAAAAGTCGAGCAAGGACTGACGACAAGTAAGGCTAAAATTCGCAAAGTGCGAGCACGTCAAGCGGTTGCGACCGATATTGAGAAAACGGCTCGTGATAACTATATCGGCAAAATCGACAACAACGAGGACGGTCAAATGGCTTTAATTAACGCCATAAAGGCGTACCTGGAAACGCTCGAAGTGAACAACGTGCTTACGGACATTTCTGTAACGCTTGACCCCGAGCGCGAATCAAAAGGCGACATGGTTTTCCTTGCGATTGCATTTACGGAAATCGACTCGATGGAACGTATATTCTTAACCATTACAACGCAATAAGGACGGTGAGATAAACGATGTTAGACGCTACAAAAACGATTAACGGGTCGTTTGGAAAAATGATTGATGCCGACGGCGACTGGCTGACAAACGTCACACAAGCCGAAGCAACTGGTGAAATCAACAAAGAAGAAGTACTCCGCGCGGGCACTCGTGTTGTCGGACATAAAGTCACAACGATTACGTATAGCGGAAATATGACGGGCTATAAAATTACGAACAAACTCGCAAAGAAAATCGCACAGGTTGCCGACGATAGTCAAGGCGCATTTGTGACTGAACTCGTTATGAAAATTGACGACCCCGAAAACCACGAAGGTAAGACGTGGGTACGCTTAAAAGGCGTGCAGTTCGATTCGATTCCGATTCTATCTTACGAGGTTGGAAGCCTCGTTACTGAGGAGACGCCTTTTACATTTACGGGCTTCGAATACCTCGAATAGTGCGGCGGGCATTCGCTCGCCCTTTTTAATCTCGAAAATAACCGAAAAGGATGATGATAGATGAGTAATTTACTAGATGCGTTTCTTAGCGCTGATATGAACGTTGAAAAGGACGTATACATTAAACGTTTCGACGATCACATACGAATTAAGGCGCTATTAGAAGAAGAAATCAACGAATTACGAGAGCAAGCAACCCATTATGTGGGAAAAGGAAAGAGCCGAAAGCAAGAGTTTGATGCGGATGTTTTTAACGGTCTATTAATCGCGAGGGCTTGCGTAAATATCGACTTTGGACATGCGAAAATGCTTGCGAAATATAAGGCGGTGGACGCGGGTGATTGTGTGCGAAAAGCGCTGTTTGCCGGCGAAATTATCATGCTTCAAGAAGCAGTTTTGCGCTTAAGCGGATTTGATGACACGGACGACGAGGAGCTTATCGAAGAAGCAAAAAACTAATTAAGGCGGGTGGTGAAGCGGGTTATTTACACCGCGTTTACCAAATGCACCATATCCCGCCGGACGAGGTACGGAAAAAGCCGAAAAAGGTGCGTATTCTTATGTATGCATCGGATGACATCGAAATGGAACTACGGGAGAAAGGAGGAAAATAGATGGCGTTTGATTTACGAGCGGTGTTGCGATTAGATGGGTCGCAGTTCACTCGAGCTCTAAACAGTATCACTCGCGCCACTCAAAACGCCAATAGACAAACGGATATTTGGCGAGACAATCAAGGGCGTTTACGAGATAGCATGGGCCGTTTTGTTAGACAAACGGGAAATGCATCAAACTCAGTATCACGTCTAGGTAGGGCGTTTACTTCTCCGATACGTGCGGTTGGCAGTCTTACGACTGGTTTAAACGGACTTGTTGGAGCATATGCGGCTGTCACCGGAGCAAAGAAGATTTTTGAGGAAACGATTGGCGCCGCGGCTAAGTACGAGCAAAGCTCCATTACTATCTCGGCGATTCTTGATGATAAAGTTCTCGGGAAGCAGTACATGGATATGGTCGACAGGTTTGCTGTGGATAGCCCGATTATGAACTCTCAAGACATGTTAGCGAATAGTAAATCGTTTTTAACCTCGATTGGCAAGGACATGAAGCAACTAGAAAAAGCTTGGTCGCTAGCGGAGAGGATGGCGGCGATTGACCCGTATCAAGGGGTTGAAGGAGCTGTTTTCGCCTTGCGTGAAATGTTTTCCGGAGATGCGATTTCAATGGTTCGTCGTTTCGAATTTCCGCGGAAGGTCATGAACGAAATTAAGAAACTAGACGTGCCCGACCAGTTGGATGCGTTAGATAAATACTTCAATAAAATCGGTATGACGCAAAAGTTAATCGACGATATGGGCGGAACGACCCTCGGTTTGTGGGCGCAAATTAAAGAATACGTTCAGGTTGCTTTGCGCGACATTGGGATGCCTGCTTTGCAACGCATTCGAACAGTCCTCAAGGATATCGTAGGTATACAGATGTCTAAAGATGAACTAGACAAATGGCGTCAGTTGTTGCCGAAAGACGATTTTGAGCAGACGTTCGCCAAGCAAATTCGCTTCGAAAACTTCAAAAAGACGGGCGCTAAGATACTCGAGAACATTGCGCAAGGATTTATTTCGGCGGCAAAAGGGATCGGAAAGTGGATTGAGTCCATCCAAAACAACCCGGAGTTCCAAGCGCAAACAACGCTCGCCGGAAAGGTCGAATGGGTAATCGGCGATGTCTACGCTAAATTCCTCGAATGGTTGGACGGAGGCGGACGTGAGAAAATCCAAAATACGGCGTCAGACCTAATCGAAATACTGATTGGCGCTATCGAAGCGTCGATAGAAGTGATCGTGCCTGTGGCAGTAAGCGTCGGGTCGGCTATCGGTAAAGGAATTATAAGCGGTGTAAAAAATTCGATTGAGAGTTCATGGCTTGCGCAGTTAATTAGTGACCCTGTCGGCTACGCGTTGAAGTGGGTATCGGGCGGAAAAATCGATTTGCCTGGGCATACGAAAGAAACGAAAAAGAAAATTAAAGAAAAAGGCAAAGGAAAGTCGTTCGCAAGCGGGCTATCAAACGTACCTTACAACGGATTTCAAGCGACACTACACAAGGGTGAGCGTGTGCTAACGCCGGAGGAAAATCGCGAGTACACGAAAGGTATGGGCGGTCTGCAAATCGCAAAACTAGCGGACACCATCATCGTGCGCGAGGACGCCGACATTGACGCAATCGGCGACGCATTGGTACGAAAATGGCAAGCGGCATGGGAGGCGGGTGCGTAATGTCAATCGAATTTTGGCTTTCGTTTAACAACGGCGCAGAGCGGTTACGCCTGCCTGTCAATCCCGAATCTATTAACGTCAGTAGTCCGTTTGGTCACTCCGACATAAACATCGCACAACTCGGAGAATACGCCATCGTTGGCGAACGAGGGCTTAAAGAGTATTCGTTCACATCTTTTTTTCCGCGTGATTATAATCCGGTCTATTGCGAGTATAACGGATTCCCTGCGCCGTGGACCTTCGTAGAAACGCTCGAGCGGTGGCGAGACACGCGTCGACCAATGCGCTTGACAATTACTGGCACGCCAATAAACGAGGCGGTAACGATTCGTGAGTTTACGTACACGCCCGACAAAGCAGGAGGGCCTGGCGATATATATTACGAGTTGCGGTTTAAAGAGTTTCGTTTTATCGAGCTGCCTAAGTCGGTTACTGTGTCGAATGCAAGCACACAGAAACAGCGCCCGTCGTCGCCAGCATCCCCGCCAAAAACTTATACCGTCGTTAAAGGCGATTCTCTGTGGAAGATTGCCGCAAAGCCCACTATCTACGGAAATGGAGCGAAATGGCCGACGATATACAACGCAAACAAAAGCGTCATCGGCAAGAATCCGAATCTAATTTATCCCGGGCAAAAGTTGGTGATACCGAATGCGTAACGTTGTTAAGTACCCGGGCTTTACGAATATCCAAGTCTATTACGATAATCGCGAGATTACCGATTTAGTAGAGTCGGTAACGTGGAGCGGCGATGTGGCGCAAGCTTATCGCACACTTAGCGTAAATATGTCGAATACGATTAACGGGCGGACACGGATGATTATCATCGAAAAAGGAAAGGAAATGCGTTTCTATCATAATGGTGAGTTTTTGTTTCGCGGGTTAGTTTACGCCGACACAATCGACTCTGACGGCAAGCAATCAATTACCGCCTATGATGAAAACGTCTATTTAACGAAGTCGAACGACGAGCGTAAGTTTACTAACGTTAAAGCATCCGATATTGCAAAGCGTTTGTGTAGCGATTTCGGTATTCCAGTCGGCGCCATTAGCGACACGGGCTACGTCATACCGAAGTTACACATGACAGGCGACACTCTATACGACTTTATTATTAAAGCGTTGACCCTAACGAAAAAGCAAAACGGGCGGCGCTTTTTTATTTACAATCATCTCGGAAAACTCTACTTGAAAGAGCGAAAGGAGCACATTATCGAAGGGCAGATTCTCGTCGGTAGTAACTTGATTTCGGCATCATACTCGCAATCAATCGAGGACTTGAAAACGCAAGTAAAGGTTGTCGGCGGAAATGAAAAATCGCCGATTATTATCACGGTTAAAGACGACACACTGCGTAAGAAATTCGGTGTCATGCAACACATCGAAAGTGTTGACGAAAAATTATCGAAGTCGCAGGTTGAGCAACGTGCGCGTGAATTACTAAAGCAACTCGGTACGATAAACGATGATGCACAGGTAACTTGTATCGGTAACACTAAGGCGGTCGCAGGGGCGTCGATGCGTGTGCGAGAACCAATGACAGGCATCATCGGAGATTACTATATAACGCAAGACACGCACACATTCGGCACGGATGGCTACCAAACCACGCTCACGTTGTCCGCAACGGATGATTTGCCGGAAATGGAGGCGAGCATTGATGATTGACGAACGACTAGAAGGCGGTCACGACAGTAAAGCCATTCAACTTTTTCGGAAAGTCGGCTACAACCAAGACGTCCAAATTAAACTCGGCACGGTTAAATCTGCGCCCCCAAATATGCGAATAAACGTGGACGGAATGAAATATGATTTAGACCCCGATGATTACGCAATCGCCGAGCACCTGACGGCACACACGCGTCAAGTCAAGATTAACGGCACAACTAGCACTATTGAGTACTCGCACGCACTCAAAGCGGGCGACCGTGTGATTATTGCGTCGGCAAACAAAGGACAACGATATTACGTATTAGACAAGGCGGTGACTTAATGGCGCTATCACCTTTGCATCCAATCGACGAGCGATCGGAGGAAGTCACAGTACGACCAGCGCCGTCGAAAACGTATCAACTAAACGCAAACACAAACGAAATCGGCAGTCTGATTGACGGCGAGCAGGCGATAAGGCAGTTCATCGTCAAAGCGGTCAAGACGGCGCGGTTTCGTTTTTTAATTTATGACGACCAGTACGGCTCGGAACTCGATGACTTAATCGGCGCCGACGTGTCGGACGCGTTATTACAAGTCGAGATTCCGCGCGTCATTCGTGAGGCGCTCATTTACGACGACCGTGTGGACGACGTTGTTAATTTCGATATTACTCGCGAGGGCGACCGGCTATACGTCGAATTTACCGTCGTACTCGCCGACGGCACAACATTAACGGAAGGGGTGACGATTTAATGGCGCAATTTGAAAACCAAACGGACGAGGCGATTCACGAGCGAATGCTTGCTACGGTCAGCGAAGACATCGACAAACGGCAAGGCTCTGTTGTTTGGGACTTAACACGGCCAGCAGCGATTGAAATAGCAGAAGTTTTTAGACAGTTAGACAATGTACTTACTTTCGGATTTGCTACAGCAGACACACCACGTGAATATCTCGAATTGCGATGCTCAGAATTAGGGGTAATACCAAAAGAGGCAGTAAAAGCAGTCGGGACACTGACATTTATGGGAGCGGATGGTACGGTTGTTCCAGTTGGCACACGTGTAAGCACTGACTCAGTTACGCCTATTTATTTTACTACTGTCACTGAAGGTGTTATTACAGACGGAGTTTGTGATGTCGAGGCAGAAGCAGAAAACGCAGGATTTATCGGGAATGTGGCAGCGAAAAAGATAACGTTAGTACTAGGTGATTTATCGGGGGTCGTTACTGTTATAAATAATGCGAATTTTGACGGCGGTACCGACGTTGAGTCTGACGAAAGTCTACTAGCTAGATATTATGAGAAAGCCCAAAAACCCGCAACAAGCGGAAATGCAAATCATTATTTACAGTGGGCTAAATCAGTCGCTGGAGTAGGAGACGCGCGTGTTCATCCACTGTGGAACGGGCCAGGAACAGTAAAAGTTGTTTTGCTTGATACGGACAAGACTGCGCCGCCACAAACGACAATAGACGATGTCGAGACTTTTATCGAAAACGTTCGTCCGATAGGAGCCACTGTCACTGTTGTCGGAGCGGAAGAGGTATCTATCAACGTGTCAGCCACACTGACTCTAGCAACGGACGTAACTCTCGAAGAGGTAACAGCTCAATTTACTGAGGCGTTGCGCCAATACCTAAAAAGTATTGCGTTTACAGGCGAACTAATTCGATACACTCGTATAGCGAATCTACTCCTTGATATACCGCCAATCATCGACTACCAAGACCTAACCGTTAATGGAGCGATTGCAAATATTGAATTAACTGGCGACCAAGTTGGAGTAATAGGAACGGTGGAATTCTCATGAAACTCCTAGGAACAGAGATTACGCGGAATATTCAACGTGATATGTTCGAATATATGCCTAAAGAATACGAGGATTATATTCAGTCAAGAGCTATTGTTGAAGTAGAATCTGAAGAATTTGAAAGATTAAATGAAATTGTTGCGGATGTTCTTGCGCAGTTTTTCGTCGACACAGCTACCTGGGGGTTAGCCTATTGGGAGCGGCTGGTCGGCATTATTACCGACGAAAATGTCCCGATAAATGAGCGAAGGTCAGTTGTGAAGGTGAAATTACGAGGATATAACACGATAAATGCCGTCGAACTAAAATCAATTATTAGTGCATACGAGTATGGCGAAATTGATGTAACTGAAATACCGGCCCAACACACAATTGAAATTGACTTTAAGAGTGAATACGGGGTCCCTGCAAATCTTGAAGAATTGGAGCGATTACTCTGCCAAATAATGCCTGCGCATTTACGTACTAAACTATTTGCTAAGCATAACTGGCACAGAAAACTGCGTAAGTACACACATGCAGAACTTTCGCTGCATTCACACATCGATATTAGAACCCAAAAGGCTCTTCGCGATGATTACAAACGATAAAATAGGACGGTGACATTATGCCAAATCAAACTACAAATTATGGGTTTAAAAAACCGTTAGAAAATGAGTATTACGACATTACAATTCAAAACGAAAATGCTGATAAAATTGATAGCGCAATTAAGGCACGTAAAGACGAGATTGACGCCCATAAAGTGTCAACAAGCGCCCATGCAGCTCAACATATTACGTATAACGGTAATGCCAGTAATAACACAAACAGCAGTGTAAAGAAAGCGCTAGATGATATAGATGACCGTATAGACAACTTGGTAGCAACAGTCGGAGATTCAAACACTGAAATTGTGGACGCTCGAGACAATCTACAGGGTCAGACATACCCGACTTTAAAAGACCGTTTGGACACTGAGTATAATCGCCTTAACGAACAGTTGGCAGAAACTGTTCAATTACAAAAGTTTCAGAGAAACGCTGAAAGATCATTAGTAATACCTACCTATGATGGTAGTGGTCAAACCGTCCATCCATCGGTTAAATATTTTGATTCATTAGCAACAGCACCTAGTGGTTATAAATATTGGATGGCTCACACACCTTATCCAAACTCAGATGATGATTATGAGAATCCATGTATAGCAGTTTCTAATGACGGTATACAATGGTCTGTGCCTAATGGTTTAACAAATCCCATAGATCAGCCGACAGCACAGGAAATTTCAGACGGTTACCATATGAGTGACACGCATTTAGTAGTGGTCAATGGGGTTTTAGAATGTTGGTATAGGTTTAATAAAAACGGTGTCGTAGATAAAATCTTTAGAAAAACATCTATAGATGGTATAAGTTGGAGTGCAAGGGAAGTTGTATTGGATGCAACTGACAAAGTGTTTTTATCCCCTGCTATACTCTTTGAAAACGGAAAATATAGATTATGGTATATGAACGGATATAACATTTATTATATAGAATCACAGACAGGACAATTAGGAACTTGGACTAATCCTGTTTTAGTTCCTATTAGTTATAGAACGGGAGAACCTTCAGTTAGACCATGGCATTTAGATGTTTTTAAGGACACCGACGGTAAGTATTATCTAATTTTAAATGCTATTACAAACTTCGGACTACCGAATCGAACTCAAGTTCTGATGTTTGGAAAATCAAATGATGGTATGAGTTTTAATGACACATATACTTTCTTATATCCTACCCCGAAAGACAGTGTTACTAATTGGGATAACAATGAATTGTATCGTGCTTCTATGGTTCGTGTTGGTTCCATGTATCGTTTATATTATTCAGCTATCAGTTCAAGAAATACGTGGGGTATTGGATTACTTGAAGGTGATTCTGTAGAAAATGTCAACAGGGTGGATATTACCAAGAACTCCAATGGAGATACCATAAATCTAAAAAATTTAATTTTAAAACAAGGTCAACAACTTAATTTGGATGAAGGTTTACGCTCATATTTAAAAAATGACCGGTTAAAATTGGTTAAGCCTGGTGTTGCAGGAGCTGGGTTACTAGTATTAGATAATAATACTTTAAAAGTAATAAGCGATAGCGGAGATTTACCAGCGATACTAGAAATAAAAGGGTTATCTTTTCAAGAGGGAATTGTATTATCTAACAAGGAAGGATACTTCTACTATAATCGGACTAAAAAAAGATACGAATATTATAACGGTTCTGCGTGGAAGTCGTTACAAATGATTGAAAAGGATATTACAAATAATAGACCAACTACAGGCACAGAAACAGGTCAAATGTTTTTTGATGCGACTCTAAACAAACCAATTTGGAGAAATAAAACAAATGATGGATGGGTAGACGCAACAGGCGCGACTGTCTAACACTGTAGGAAGATACTGTTCGGTAGCTACAACAAAATGTATCGGTCACGCCACGCGCGTGGCCTTTTATTTTTAAACGCGGAGGTGTAATCGGTGGATGCGGAAACAATTAAATATTTCTTAACGCAGGGGCCATTCGCGATTCTTTTCGTATGGCTCCTTATTTACGTCATGCGGGCGAACAAAGACCGCGAAGGTCGCCTACACGATTTACTCGATAAGTTTAGCGACAAATACGACGTGGTCATCGACGAGCTACGCGACATTAAAAATAAAATGGGAGGCGGTCAATAATGACGTATTCAGTCGTCACAGTCAACGCAGGCCACAGCGCAAAGGCACCGGGCGCAAGCGGTAACGGCTACCGCGAGCACGAAGTCGCCCGTACGCTCAAGGATAAGCTAATCAAGGCGCTCAACGCGGTTGGTCAAAAGACCGCCGACACGACGAGCGACGCAGGCGACAAAAACGCAGTCCTCGCCGAGCAAGTGCGCAAGTGTAACGCGGTCATCAAAAACGGTCGGCTCGACGTTGCGATTCATCTTAACGCGGGCGGGGGTACCGGCACGGAAGTCTTGCATTTCGGCGCTAGCACGAAGGCGCTCGCGGCAAAAGTATCGGCAGCCATCGCAAAGGCGGGCGGTTATCGCGACCGTGGCGCAAAGCAACGCCAAGACCTTTATTTTCTCCGTAACACTAACGCACCTTCAATCCTTATCGAAGTTTGCTTTATCGACAACGCAGATGACATGCGTAAGTTAATGGCGCAAATGGACGCTATCGTCAACGCAATTGTTAAGGCGATTACTGGCAAAGTGGCACCTGCGCCAGCCAAGCCGAAGTCTGCATACGAAATCGAACTAGAACAGGCGGTAGATTGGGCGAAGGCGGCTGGCGTATCGGACGGCACACGACTAAATGACGCTTGCACACGTGGGCAAGTGATTATGATGCTATATCGACTATCGAAAGGGGCGGTTAAATAATGAACGAAGTTAAACGAATCACAGCAGGCACAGTGACGCGGTTTGTATTACTATTACTTGCGTTAATCAACAGCGGGCTCGAAATGTCCGGCGTAAGCGTGTTGCCAGTCGACGAGGAAGGCGTTTCGACGTTTATATCGCTTGCCTTTTTAGGCGGGACGTCGCTATGGGCGTATTGGAAAAACAACGACGTAAGTCGGAAGGCGCGTAGCAAAGGCAAATAATTTTCGGCAGGGTGAGCGAAACCTTTACGCTTGCCCTTGCGTATACATAGTAATTTACGGTAAAATAGGAATAATTATACGGAGTTGGGAGCGTGGGCAATGTGAAGCGACAGAATATCGTATTAGTAGCCGTTATTATACTACTAGCGGGCGTTGGGCTTGCATCTATGTTTTTCGGCAATGCGGGCGAGGTCAAGCCGATAGCCGCAGAAAGCATGTCGGATCAAGAACGCGCTGAATTAGACGTCGCTGTGCTCACGGAAGAACTCTCCGCCTTTGACATATCGAAAATTAACGTTAACTACTCCGGCGACATTATCTCCGTTTACATCGACAAAAAGACGAGCGAGCAATACGTTGAGGACTACGCAAAAGACGTAGTGGATGCGGTTAAGTCTGCGCTTGTTACTCGCAAGTCCGATATGACCCTCGAAAAAGACCGCTACAACGTGACCGTTTACGGCACGGACGGACTAATTAAAATCGCCTCGACCTAATCCGCATGGGCCGGGGTTTTTTAGTCTAAAAATCGCCAGCTCCTTCGCTAGTTCCGGCGTTGTCGCATAGCAGTTCCAAACGTAATCAATTCCGTTTGTTGCGGTCGCCATATATCTACCATCGTGACAATCCCACACTCTGACGTATATTTTTCCGTGCCTAATACACTCCTGTTCACGCCTATTTTCGTATGCCTCACGTAAATGATATATCAACATTAGTATTCACCTCGCTTTCTACTCTATCAATTCGTTAATTACCTTTTGTTTCCTATCGGCAAATATGTCTAAATTCCGAAATACGGTTGCACAACGAACGTTTGTTCGTGTATAATAACGGTAAAACAACCGAGAGGACTGACGAGTATGCAGGACGAAAACAATCCGAAACTGCGTGACCGCGGGAAACTAAAATGGCAAGGGTTCTTTATGCCGGAGCAAGTCGCGCTATTACGCAGATTTAACGATGAATACTACCACTTCGAAAAGCCGGAGGTCGACGAGTATCAGCTCGCAGAATTTGACGAGCGCATTAACTACGCAATGGAATACCATTTGCCGGTAAAGTTTACGTTATGGGAGGCGGGTAGGTTTTCGGAGTTAATTGGCCGTGTGCATTACGTCGACCCGATAACGTCGCAACTTCGCGTAAAATCGGCGGAAGGCTTCGTTCGAATAAACCTGTCGGACATTACTGCGGTGGAAGTGGTCGAAGATTGACCGCCGCGCCACCTTTCGTTTATAATGAAACCGTAAGAGACGAACGGAAACAGTGCGGATGATTGACCGAAAACCGTACGGGTGATTGGACGGAAGTTGATTTTACGCTGATTGAGCGGATTGATTGGACGGATTCATGCCGAAGGGTCTTCAAAACCGTACGTGAGGCGCGTGCCGTCTCAGCTGGGTTCGATTCCCAGGCGGTCCCGCCATAGAATTAATAATAATATCGCTAAACCTCTTGAAGTATTGGTATATCAAGGTTTAGCGATTTTTTATTTTTTGTCGAATCTTAACGAACACTAATTTTCACAACAAGCGACAATATTTATTAATAAACAAGATAATGCAACTAAGAAATAATCAGTGAGGATATTGCTAAAGCTAAGTTGAGCGGGATATCCTCCCCAAAAAAATATTGACACAATCTAGACGGTTGATTATTCTATATGTAACCGATTTCATATTTTTTTGACAGTTTGCGTAACCGGTTACACATATGATTTTTTTATTTCATTAATGTGTAACCGGTTACCTAATAGATTGCTAGAAGCAAATAGTACATAAGTGGGGGAGACATACATGAAGTCAGCTATTAGAATTGTTTCACCTTGTGGAATGCTTGGTTATGGCTTTCCGAAAGAATCATTTGAACGAGCCTTTGATCAAGAAATTCATGGAATTGTTGTGGATGCAGGCTCAACAGATGCAGGCCCGCATAAGCTTGGTGCTGGCGTATCTATTGTCAGTAAGCATGCGGTGAAAAAGGATTTGAAGATCATGCTTGAAAAAGGCATTCCTCATAAAATTCCAATTATCATTGGCTCCGCTGGGGGGGCTGGTGCTAGGCCCCATGTCGAAAGCACATTAGAAATCATGAAAGAAATATTAACTGAAGAGGGCTACCAGGCCAAAATAGCTGTTATCTGGGCAGACTTTGAGCATGAATATATCGTAAAAATGCAGAAAAACGGGAAGATTAAGCCATTATCTGAAAACATCCCACAGCTTACAGAGCAAACCATTCGAGAGACAACCTCTATTGTTGCCCAGATGGGACATGAACCGATATTGGAAGCGCTAGAGGGAGGAGCGGATATTATCGTTTGTGGCCGAGCATATGACCCATCCCCATTTGCAGCTATTGGGATCTACCATGGAATGGACAAGGGCCTTTCTTATCATTTGGGGAAAATTCTGGAATGCGGTGCGTTATGTGCGGAGCCAGGAACGACAAAGGACAGTATTCTAGGTACGCTTTACGCTGATTCTTTTACGATTGAATCCTTAAACCCGAACAGAACATGTACAACGACAAGTGTGGCGGCGCATACTTTCTATGAAAAGGAACATCCTTATTTATTGCATGGACCTGGCTTTATGCTGGATTTATCAGAATGTACCTTTACGGAAATATCTGCTGGCGTAATCAAGGTTGAGAACAGCCAGTATGTTCCAAGTGAATCCTTTTGTCTAAAGCTAGAGGGTGCGAGAAAGAGGTCCTATCGTACATTTGTTATCGCTGGGATACGCGATCCACTTTTATTGGCACAACTAGAGGATGTAGAAAAGAAAGTACTGGAGCAGGTAACCGACTATTTTGCAGAGATTCCTCAAGAGGATTACGAGATTCATTTTTATCATTATGGAAAAAATGCAGTACTTGGTGAAAATGAACCAGAACCCTTTCGTGGACATGAAATAGGTGTCATGTTTGAAGTATTGGCAAAAAGCCAGGAACTAGCCGACACGATTTGTGCAAATCTCCGTTCGACATACCTTCATTATGGCTACGACGGAAGAAAATCAACGGCAGGGAATTTAGCTTTTCCTTTCGCTCCGAGTGATGTTTCTTTCGGGCCAGTCTATGAATTTTCGATTTATCATTTAATGGAAGTGGATGAAAATCCATTTAAAGTTGAATTTTTGGGGGCAGATGACTGA